CTAAAACTACATAAATCTTACCTTGTTCTCCCGTTACGGGTAACGCTCCGAAAGTAGCAACCTCTATTATATCGTCTACAAAGCTAGGTAATTGACTAGAAGGTACTAAGCCTCCTACTAAATCAGCTTTTACATTTAAAACGTTTTGTAAGTCGGTTTGATTAGATAATGTTCCTGTAATTTGCCCCCAATTAACCCCGAAGTTTCCTACTAAAGAATTGATATTAATTTCTACAACGCTAGGAGTTACGTTAAGAACTATGTCCTCACGGTTATCTATAATATTGACATCTATTACATCATCTGCACCTTGTGAAGTAATCTGTATTAAATTAGTTGTTTCGGTAACTATGATGTCTACAATATCTTCCATTTCTTAGCGTGTTACTTCTGGTGTTACATTAAATCCCCCTTTTACGTATGTCTTTACTTCGCCACTAGCTAAAGTAAATTGAATATCGTAAACGTAATTGTAAACTTCAATGTCGATTATTTGAGCGTTAATTTTGAATAAACCCGAAGCTGCGGTCGTGATTGTGATACCAGCCGAGCCTACGGAAGTAAAAGAAAGAATAGCACTTGTATCGCTATAATTCTTTCTAAGTTGCATTCTAATAGTCGCACCCGTTAGGTTTATTGCCGTTCCGTTCTTTTTGACTTCAAAGGCTACCTCGTTAAAAGTATCGCCTTTTGTATGCGTGAAATTAAGAGCCATTTTCTATTTTGTTAAGGTAAACCTTTAGTTTTTTAATATTTGCCTTTTTAGGCTTATAAGTACCAGCCATTGAAGTCAGCTTTTTTGTCGGGGAACATATCTGCATTTGAGTTCGTGTTATATTCTGGATAAGAAGACTGGTTAAAAGACATATAATCTACAAATCTACGAGTGTAGTGTTCAGCTATTGAGCGTTCCTTTTCTACCAAGTAATCTACTTCGGCTTTATCTACGTTAGAGCTATTCTCGCTATTGTGCTTAAATACTCCTTTGTTAGCTATCGTGTAAGCTGCAAACGGTAAGAACTCAACCATAGACCAATGGATAACCATAGGCTTAATATACACGTTTAAAAGCATCGTGTAAGGGTTAGTTAAGTTAGCTGCTACAATACCATCGTTAATCTTGTTAAATAGCTTAGTTCCTAGATAGCCTTGAATATGCGTATCTTGAGCAACCTTTACCCATTGAATAAATTTATCGACATCAAGGTTACCGCTAATAGCAGTAAATTTAACGATATCATCACGACTTACAAATAATGCTTGTGCCATAAGTGCTTATATGCTAATTTGTTCTTTATTCTCCATACTATTGTACTATTAATACTATATTGTATTCCTAATTTTCTATTTGACAATTTAGAGTTATAAATATCTAACGCTTCATTATCTTTTAACTTTGTTTTTATTAACCTTAATTTAACTGCGTGTATGTTGTTTTCACTACTTGTACACCATTCTAAATTTTCGGCTCTATTATCGGTTTTAAGACCATTAATATGATTAACTAATACGTTTGTACTATTATTAATAATAAACGCTTCAGCGACCAATCTATGTACCCTAAAATGGAATATATTTCCATCTTGTTTTAGAGTACATCTAAAATAACCATCTTTGCCTAACCTAACTTTTTTAGGTTGCCCTTTGTACTTTCTTGTAAAACCTTCTACATAATGTTTTACAATTCTATCTACACTTCTTAAATTACCTAGATTTGAAATTTCATATTGAGCTTCAAATCCTTTAATCTGTTTCCACATTTCCATATTTGCTTTTTTTTACAAATATAACTAATATGGTTACACTATGCAACTACCTTTGTAATTACATATCGTGAGGCGCAATGTACGCTCTCTTATCTACCGTTGGTAATATTTCGCCAGCCTTTCTAGCTTGTGCTGGAGTAATTTCTACCGCTCCTTTTTTGCGTGGGTCTGTAAAACGCTTATAGGTTTCTCTAGTCCAAAAGTGTTTACACGTTCCAAAGTTATAAGCATCGCTTAATTTACCGCCACCTTTCCAAAGAAAAATATCATAAGGAGCATCAGGGTTAGGGCTCATACCAAAACCTGGATTTACGTTCTTATCGCTCATTTTATCTATATCTTCTTTACGATATAGTTTATTCATTTGCATCATTTTTTTACAAAAATCACGTTGTGGATTTGAGTTACCGCTATAACGATAGCGACTAGCAAACAACTTACCATCCAAAGAAGATTTTAAATCTGGTCTAGCCACCCCAGTGGACACGCTTGCAAATTCCAAAATCTTAGATAATACCGATTTTTTAGGATTGTTTAATAATTCTAATTCAGCATCTAACTTTTGTTCTTCTTCTAAACTTTCAACTACACGAGAATCAACTAACTCCCATTCGTTTGGGTCTAACTCTTCTCCAAATGATTCTAGCTCATCTAAATGAGATGATAATTTTACACCTGTTTCTTCTTCAATTGCCGCCGCATCCATTACTGGGTTCTGGTCAATAAACTCTAAAGGTTGCAAAGTCTTAAAGTAAAGATTTAAGCTAATAGAATTGTAAGCTAAAATTTTATCTATAGCATCTAAAACCGTACCTTGCTTAGGTCGGATAGTCATATTATCAAATAGAATAGAAGCGTTCTTTAACTCATCAGCATTAGAACTAAATCCGTTGCTAGAAGGAATACCAAAAAGTAAACCACTTGTTACGCTATGTCCTAATAAAATTTTACCTCTAGATTCTTCACTCAAATAAGTATAGTGAGCTGGAGCATCATTTAAAGGTACATTGTCAATAGTAGTTTTCTTAGTCTCATCGCTATTAAAAGATACTACAATCTTAGCACCGCTTGCACCTGTTAATTTACGCTTAACATCCGCAGCTTGTAAAGACATTTTCTCTTCGTCAGGTACTCCGTTATTAAAGTTAATAACCGAAGTGGGAGAAAATCCGTTTTGTACATCGTTAATTAAGTAGTCCGCTATCTCTTCTTCTAATTGAGTATATGGTAAAGCACCGATATAATCTACGTTAGAATAGTATTTTTGTCCTACGCTATAATCACGAACGCTAAGAATCTCTAGCGTTTTATCGCCATAACCAAAAGCTCCAATACGTTTAGGAGGGAAGTTTTTTACATCTGCCCAATTATCGGAATAATAATAACCAGTAATTTCTCCGTACTCATTACACTTTTCCGCTCTAATTAATTGAGCTGGTGCGTGTTCGATTCTTACAATAGCGTTTTTTGCCTTGTTGTAAATTACTTGGAAGTATCCTTGACCTAAAAGCTTATAGTCCGTAATTACGCACTTTAAGACATCGGGTCTAAATAACATTTTCATTTGAGCGTACTCGTTCGGCTTCTTATTTGAATCCGTAGCATCTAATCCACGACCATAGATTAATTTAACAATAGAATTAATAATCGAGTTATTTGTAGTCGAGTTATTATATCGCTTAATTAAATACTGAAAATAGTCATTGTCATCGCCAAAAGTAACCCAAGCTTCCCTGTTAGATTCTACGGATTGCGGTGGCTTATGAGATTCAAAATTAAAAACGTGAACGTTACTCATAGAATATTATGTTTTGTTCGTTTTGAACATACTCGCCTGTATTGACTGAGTAAGTCCCGATTGTTTGGTTAGTACAAAAAACCTTATCACGATAGATTAATTCGTTATTTTGTTGAATAACCATCGTATAAAAATGCCCTTCTTTTAAAGCTAAAATCTTTGAGAAAGTTAAGTAGTAAGAAACTTGAGTACAAGTAATTGAATACTCGGTAGTAACGTTAGTTGTTTCGTTAGTTAAAAATAGCCTATTGCCCGCATTTCTACGAGTAGGTACAAATTGCACCGTTTGAGCCGTACCGATTTCTTTTAAAACTATCATTATAGTATAAACGTTTTTTAATATGTTTTGTTTCTAAAACGAAAAAGGGTAGGACATCAGCCTACCCAGTTTCAAACTCAAACAACAAAACTAATTAAGAACCTGAAGTTACGGTAAAGCCCGCAGCCGTTAAGGTAGTCGTTAAGAAGTTAGCTGGAACTTGCTCTTGTCCGCTAAGAACTAAAGTGTATCCGCTTAAATCTCCCATTGCAGCACCAGTTACGATAGTACCGCCAGATACTTCCATACCGTTCTTTAAACCGCAATAGAATAAATTTCCATTGTTATCTTCTACGATAACTTGAGGACGAGTATAAGCCAAAAGCTTAATTTGCTTATGATCTACAATCGATAACTTTTTTAACGTTAAGTTTAAAGTTTGCTCGAAAAACGTAGTTCCGTTTTCACGAGATGAGTTAATAGTTTGCTCGAAAGAACTATTACCTTTTAAGTCGTACTTAAATGCTATTGGAGTACCAGCAACCGCAGAGATTGCATCGGTATTTGTAGCATCGTAAGTAACTCCAGTTGCATCGCCCTCGTTTACAAAGTACACGGATTTTAATCCTCCCGTACTTGTTTTGCAAGGCTCAATTCTTCCTAAAGAAATATCACAAGGCATATTGATTAATTTAAAATGTTGAAAAATAAGCACCCCGAATTAACGAGGTGCTCTTAATTGCTATTAGTTAGCCGAGTTAGTGATACCGTAAGTAACGATATCTTCAACAGCACCGTATTGAACGCCAGCAGTCATTCTCATAACTACTCTGACATTCTCACTGCCATCTACATCTGCCATATCAATAACCTTAACGGAAGAAGAATCCATATCAGCTAGAACACCAGTACCGAAGTATAAGTTATCCTTGATAGTAGCGATTGCTTTGTTAGAAGCTAAACCGTTTGCTACGAAGATTTTAACACCATCGAAAGAAAGAGAACCATTGTTATACCATTGAGTTCCCATTGCGTTAGAACCGTTAGCTCCTAAACCTGATGCACCAAAACCACCTAAAGCACGAACATAAGCACGAGCGATATTTTGAGATACATAAAGGTAAAGACCATCGTTTCCGTAAAGAGCTGCAGGGATCGCATCAACAATCTTGCCTAATTCCGCAACTACGTTAGCTGCAGTTACAGTAGTTCCAGCAACCTCATTGGCTGCAGGTAAAGAAGCATCCGTAGTTAATAAAGTAACGAAACCATCGAACTCGCCAGCGTTAGCAGTAACACCAGACCAAATGTTAGTCTCATTCTTGGCAGCAACTTTAGAAGCTACGTGAGCTACTAAGAAATCAGCGAAAGAAGTTGGAAGAACATCAAATGCTGAATAACCTTGTTGAGCTGATAACCAGTCCGAATGAAAGTCTTTTTTGCATAATTGTAAATTTACTTGAAATTCCTCTGGAGTTAAAACACGCTCCGTTAAAGTAACCGTAGAAGTTGCATCAAAATCACAAGAAGCATTTTTTAAGATTGCATCCGTAGAGATTTTCTTGATAACTTCTTTGTACTTGATACCTGGTTTAACCATAATTCCACCAGCGTCGATAGTTGGGGAAGACAAAAGAGCTGCAGAGATAATTTGATTCTTAAACTCGCCTGCATAAGTAGTTGTAATACTGGTCGTAGTAGCCATTTTTTTTAAATTTGTTTGTTAATTATTTTGAAAAAATTCTGTTAAATACTGAGTCTTCAATAGAAGACACTTTGTTTTTTGAAATTCTAAATTGCTTTGGAGCGATTCCCGCTTCTGGATTGTGTGCCAAAGGTTGAGCACCTTCTTCAATAGAAGACATTTCAACTTTTAACGATTCGTTTTCCGCTTTTAAAGCTTCGTTTTCTTCTTTGATAGATGAGAACTCTTGACGTAATTTCTCGATCTCAGCAAAGAAAGTTTCTTTAGAAACCGATTCCACAATACGTTTAGCCTTTGGAGCTTCTTCCGACATCTCTGGAGCTACAACTTCCGCTGGTGCTTCCTCAATCATTGGAGCTTCTTCCTCAACCTCTTCTGGAGCAATCGAAGCGATAATACCTTCAACCGCTACAACTAAAATGTTTCCATCTTCAAGCTTGTACTCGCCTACGGGCATAGGTACAATTCCATCAGCCGTTACAATTCCTACCGAGAAATCAGGTGCAAACTCTTCCGCTTCGATAACGGTAATTCCGTCTTCTAACTTCATTTGCGCAAGCTTAATCTCCATAGAAAGAACTGCCTTAATCTTGTTTAATTTGTTCTTGTATTCCATATATTTATTTAATTAATTACTAAATTTTTGTATAAAGCTTTCTAAACTTTACCGATAAATCTTTTAAGCGTGTTACTAAATCAGCTGCAGGCTTAAATCCGTCAATACCTTGAGCAGATTTTTCATCTCCACCAATTGCGCTAATTGCATCCATTATAGCTACTAAATCTCCCTCAGAAGAATTAGCTCCCGCTAATACTTGGTCTAAAACACCTTGAAAGGTTGCGTACTCTTTTCTATAAGAACTATCTGCTGCACCCATTTTTAAAGAAGCCTTTGCAAGCAAATCGTCTATTTTTTTAATCTCGCTTAATATTTGAGAAGGTTTTTTAGCAAACTCGTACTTTTGAGATGCTAATTCTGTTTTTGGGTTTGAGAATAATTTCTCAAATACTTTTTTGTCTGTATTCATTATATATTTATATTTAGTTTACACTTACAATAACTCTCGGAGTATTTGTATTTACGACCGTTGAAGCAACTTGACCAACTAAAGCCCCGATCCCTTGATTAATTAACTCCCCCTTACAACAATCTTTTGAGTAAGTTCCGTCTTGACAAAGACAAGCTCTAGACGAATCCTGAGGACTATTATTCTTATTTGCCATCGCTTAAAATATTAATGATTTGGTTAACTAATTCTTGCTCCTCTAATTCTTGTAAAGACATCTCTAATTTATCAGCAAAAAAACCTTCGATAGAAAAACCTTTATATTTACCTTCCTTAACATCACCCCAAACTTTGTCATCTTCTATTTTCATAGATATCATCCAAGTTCCCTTTGGTAAACTAAATCCGTATTGTTTAGATTTGTCCATATCGGGGTTATCTATAATCCAAGATTCGACCACCGTAGCACCATCAAATTTAGATTTGTGTTCTAAGGTTGCGTTTGATTGGTTACCATTCTTTAAGAATAACTCGCTCGCTTGCTTAACCGTAGCCTCGCTAAAGAATACATAGAACTCGTCTTTGCCATTCTTACGATAGATTTGCTTATTAGGAATAAGAGCTGCACCCATAAGGATACGCTTCTCCGCATCTACCTCCGCTAAATCCATTTTATACTCTTTATTCAATGCGATAAAATTCTCCTCGATCGCTGGTGCATCTACCAAGCTTACCGCATCAATTCCATCTAAATCTTTCTCGATTATTAATTCGACAATTCTCATAGCCTATAAACGTTTATATTAATTTTTGTTACATTTTCATTTTAACCAAGACTCGAAGTCTTTACAATATTTCTATCTAAAGCTTGTTGAGTTGTAATATCTTGAGATACTACGTAAGCTCTCATAGGCTCTTGAGGCTTGCCCAAAGTTTGCGCTAATTGATTTACTCCGCTTACTCCTACTACATTAAAAGAAGGTGCGGAACTTGTAGCACTCGGTGCGGTATTTTCGCCACCGCCTCCGCTTCCTACGTTTGTAGAAAGAATATCTTGTACCGATTTAAAACCAATCGCTGCGGTAGTAGCAATATTTGCAAGCTTAATACCAAACTCGAAAGGAGTAACGGTCTTAGTTGCAAGTTCCGCTGTAATACCTTGATAAGTATTAATTAAAGCCGAAGCTACCGCAAAGGCTTTACCCTCCGTAGAACTTTGCTCAAATAAACCCGACATATTAGAAAGCGTTTGGCTAACCATTGCTATCTTTTGTTTATTTAATGCTTGTTCTTGTTTAAAAGTTTCCGTTGCAATCTTGCGTTTTTCTTCTTCGCTTATTTGCGTAGAAGCTTGAGCTAAAGCGTTGTATTGCTTTAAAGCCTCTAGCTTCATAGACAAAGAGTTTTGCTCGTTTGAAATTTCTGCTTGTAAGCGTTCGCTTTGCTTTGAATAATTATAAGTAGCTATCTCATCTTCTTTAGTACGAATAGAAGCGTTTAATTCTTGCTTCTTAGTATTAAATTCATTTTCCGCATCTATTCTAGCTTGAGTACCTTCTTTGTAAAGTCTTACGTTATCGGATAATCTTTCTAATTGAATTGCTTTTTCTTCTTTTAAATTAGCTAATTGTGCTTTTAACTTTTCGTCTTCATTTTTTATTAGTTCCGTACTTGCTTGCTTTTCCGCTATTGCTAACTCGTCTATACTTTGAATTTGAGTCTTTTGTAAATCAAGTCTTTCTTTTATTAAAGCATTACGATTGGCATCTTGTTCAGAACGTAATCCTTCTATTTGTGCTAAAACTCCATCTGCGTTAGCTAAAGCATTTATTAAAGCTACTTGATTTTCAATTGAATTATTTTTGTTTAAATCAGCTTGAGCAGAAGCTACTTGAGCTTGTGCTACCGCTTTCATTGCTCCTTCTTGCTTATTTAAAACTTGTAATAATTTATCATTTGCTTTAATACGATCTTCAATAGAATTTAAATCGTTATCTCTTGCTTGTCTTAATTTTTCGGCTTGTCTATCGTATTGCTCAACTAATCTAGCTTGTTGAGCTGCAGCAAGCATAGCATTATTTTTAAGTTGAACTAATTTAACGGCTGCATCTAAGACTTTTTTACCGTAAGCTGTTAATCCAGCTGCAGCATTTTTTATTGTATCCGTTGCTCTATCTACGCTATTATCTACGCCAGTTAATACATCTACCGATTCTTTACCAGCTTTTTTTAGGTTATCTAAGGCTGCAGAAAAATTACCACTAAACAATTCCTTTAAAGCTCCACTTAAATATCCTAGCGTATCAAGGAATGAGTTAAATCTCTCTATTAAATTCTCCTTAATTGCATCTCCTAATTTCTTTAAATTCTCTACTGGATTCTCAAATACATCTTTGAAAAAATCAATTACTTTAGGGAAATTATCAAATATGATTTTTATTAAATCATTAAATACAATAGAGATTGCTTCTAAAGCGGTATTAAGAATATCTACTACTTTTTGATTCTTAGATAGCACCTCTTTAAACATATTGAAAGCTTCCATTACAAGCCCTATACCAAGTGCTTTAATGGCTAACCCCATACCTTTAAAACCACCAGCTAAAGCTTTGATTCCTCCTTCGGCATTCTTAGTAGATTTACCAATATCTTTTACGGCTTCTTGGGTTTCCTCAAAGCTGTCTTTTAAATCATCTACGTTTTTAGTGACTTTTTTAATGTCATTCTTTAACTCTAACTCTATTGTGATTTTTTCCATTGTCTTTTTATTTGCTCAAATGCCATTTTAAACGTTTTGGGAATCTCGAATCTTCCCTTTGCTATTTCTATGTTTTCGCTTTGGTTATAGTGCGGTAACATATTAAGCATATCTAATATTTGCTTTATCATATCGTTCTAAAATCGGTTAGTAATTCAAATTGAACTTCTCCGCTTGTTAGGTCGGTTGTGAATTGGTTAATAGTATAACGTTTATCTCTAATAATTACACGATCGTTTACCTTTAAATTAGTCAAAAGGCTAATAGGTAAAACCGCCTTTAGTTTAAATATCCTAGACTTAATACCAAAAATATTATTAAGGTAGTTTGAATAGTAGTTATTAAATAACGATTGATTTTCAATAGCAAGAGTATAAGTAGATTGTTCCGCTCCAAAATTTAGCGTGTAATCTACCGCACTTATTAAGGTATCTTGACCAAATATATTAGCCGAAGTTACGCTTGCCGTAGAAGTACCATCATTAAATTTATAAGCCGAAACCGTTTGCGTTGATCCGTAATCGTAAAGAATAACGGGCTTAGGAATATATGGAATATAACTAGGCTTTAAAGCATACGCTACTTGTAAGTTAGTGCTAGTAAATTTAGTTCCTAGTATTGTTTCAAACGGAAGTTCTACGGTGTATTCTTCTCCATCGTTATCTAGCTCATAATACAAATCCCCATAAGGAACTTTAGAACGAGACATAAATTCCACGTTTAACCACGATTCCGCAGGTTGATATTTAAAGTTTACCTTCTTATAAGCCTTGCTCCGTTCAATATCGAAAACATCGTTTACTATGTATTGCGTTATATCTCTAGTAGTTCCGCTTGCATACCAGCCCTCTAATTGCTCAATTCTAAATACTCCACTTACATCCGAATAGCAAGTAAGATTAAACATTTTAAGAATTCCGCTAAAGAACTCCTCGATAGTCATCTCTGGCATATATTGATTTATAGCCATTGTAGTCGTAGTAGTTTGCGTAGTACTTTGCGTTACGGTTAAGTCGGTTACTTTTGTATACGTTCCCCCTATTAAAGTACCCGTTTCATAATAGTATACACTTGTAAACGAAATCGCTGCCGTGCTTGCAATATAAAACGTATAAGCTCCCGATTCCTCTAAAGGTACTTCTAAGTACATTGGAGTAATTTGAGTTAAATAGCTTTGCGTATTAACTACAACTCCATCACGATAAACATAAAAGAAAAACTCTTGTGCATCTTGTCCGATACTAGGAACGCTAAACGTTATTGTTATGTTTGACTTAAATTGATATTCGGGTAACGTAGGCTTTACGTAGTTAAGCGTATCGCTAAATACGTTAAATATTCCTTGCGTTCCAGTAGTTGAAGTATTAGTTTGAAAGTTAAGCTTATTAGCAACCGTTTTAAGTTCAAATGTTTCGCTATTTTTTAACCATAAAAATGCTCTAGTAAATCTTGCATCACTTAAAAACGCTCCTTCAAATGTTACCCCAAGACTAGAAGCTATCGCATCAAATACACGCTTTACCCTAATCGCTGGGAATAAATCCGTATGATAAATAGGGGTAGCCGTTTGCGATATATCCCAAATGCTCCCCGCTCCGTAACCCCAAACATTCTTAGAAGATATTAAAGGAAACATTACATCGTTACCAGCCCCACCCGTTACACGAGTTTTTACAACCGTTCCCGTATAGCTAAAATTATATGCACTTAAATCTAAGTCTTTTAAAAACTTGCCTCCAAAGGCATCCTTTAAAGATACAAGAGAACCAAAGAACGTAATTTGATAGTTATCTATTTTACCATCTTTATAGCTTGCTTTCTCTAATTGAATTTTACCTTTACGAAATGGAGAATAATCTAGTTCTATATACGCATTCTTTCTCGTTCTAGCGTCGAATCCATTGTCTAACGAGTTCTCGTACCAATGCTTAAAAATTCGGTTGTTATACGGAGTCGCTGGAACGGTAAACGATTGGCTAAAATCCGTAAAGACTTTAGATATATCATTAACGTTTTGGATATTACTTGTAACGCTTATTTTTTCGTCATCAAATAGCTCTATCCTTTTAGGTTCGTTAGTAGCATCGTCGTAAATATAAAGTAGAACGTTAATCATTAAACTACATCGTTAATAAGTGAGAATGCGTAATCAAATTGAATCTCGTAATTTATATTCTTATCCTTTAGGCTAGTCTTTAAATCGGTAGCTGTAGTCTTAACTTCTACGGGTACTCCATCTAAAAGGATCGTCTCCGCTAAAAGCAAGTCTTGTATAAGCTCGTTATAATTTTCGGGAATCCAACCAGTGTTCAATCTTACGCTTTGGCTACCATTAATATTAAACGATTTTGTTTGCGCTCTAGCTACGTTATAATCTACCGCATCGGGTAACAATTTAAACGTAGTACCCATCGTTTGAATAGCGTTCGTTTTGGCTTTAAAGAAAGTTAAGAATTGCCAACCGCCATAACGGTTAATAAATTGGCATTGAATTGGGTTATACTTAGGCTCACAAATAGGAGTAACTAAAATTTGAGCAATAGTATCCGTATATTCTCCCGTTGGCTTCCATAAAATAGTGCAAGTATTACCTTTGTCGTATTTAATGCTAGTCGTTCTTAATGGTATCTTGTAAAGTTTTGCGCCATCTCTAGCTATCGTAACTATAACCTCGTTTCTACCTCTTAAATCCTTATAAGAAACTTGCAAAGAAGCTGGACTAATATTATTAGCCCAAACGTTAATATATGGATATTGCGCCTCCGCAATTCCTTCCTCGTAAAAATACTCAAGGCTTGTATTAGCAAGAGGCAAAATAATAGCAGTTGAACCGCTTTGATTGTAACCTCCGCTATAATTTGTATATCCACCAGTTGAATAGTTTGTAGTTGTATCTAATAACGTATAAGTTCCTAATGAAGCTTCTTTAAATCTCTTAACTTCATAGATTGCCATCATTGAGTTAGTATTATCGCTAGGCTTAATAGCCTCGATAAATTCCTTAATGTATGGTGCAATATTATAAACGTTCTTTCTATTAGTCGTGGAGGCTATGGACTTTGTAAAAATATAAGTTGCTACATCGGGTCTTGAGTTTGGGTTATTCCAAATTCTTAACTCTATTCTTGAGCCTAGTTGAGCCGTTTCGTTTACTTCAATAAAGTAAGGACTTCTTGCGTAAAGTATCATTTTTTATTTGCTAATTTATAACTTATAATAGTATCTATGTCGGCTTTAAATGCTTTAATTAATTCTTTACCTAAGTATTTATCCTTTGCCCTTTCAAATGGCTTTGTAAAGAATAAAGAAGGACGAATCCCCGTTTGATAAATGCTTCTAGTAATTATAAAAGCGGTAGATTGATAACTCAAAAACTTACCGCTCTTTTTATCTCTAAATTGTATGCCTTTAACTTTTACCCACTTATCTATTCCTTCGGTTAATCCTCCTTCTCTACCTTTTCCACTTCCAAACTTATAAGGGCTATTAGGGGCTTTAGCACTTTTAGATTTTCCTTGAACACCTAAATCTTGATAAGCTCCGTAATCCTCCATCGAGAAATTAATTAAAGAATAATTATCCTCTTTCAATACTTCGCTTTTAAGGCTATTATAAAGTTTACTAGAAACGTTCTTACCGCCTTTGGTTAGATTGCTTCGTGATTGTTGAATAACGTAGCCTCTAAACTTCTTAATTAAATCGTCTACGTTCTTTAGTACCATTTAGCAAATAGTCATATCGTTAGGAATAGTAACGTCGAACGTTAGCGTCCATCCCGCTACTTTATTTTCAAATCGATCCGTAAACGGTTCGGCATTTGGAGCGGTAGTTACTTGAATCAAATAAGAAAATAAACTTCCTCTCATAAGCTCGCTAGATAACCTAGACCCTAAAATAAGTTGTGTATTTAATACATCTTGCTCATTATCGTTACCATCCCAAATATTAGTAACCTCTTCCTTGCTTTCATCTACCAAATCCATAAGTAAAATCGAAATATTTAAGGAAGTTGTACTTTCTCCTAATTGCGCATTATTCACAATAATATGCGATAACGGGTAAATAGTTTGCTTGCTCAAATCTACCTTGAAAATATCCCCAATAGTAACGGTATTAATTACACCCGTATTTTTTAGGTAGTCTTTTAAAGTATTTACTATGTAATAATATCCGTTCATTATTTTTGATTTTTAATCATTTTAACCTCTAAGTTATTCTTTTGCTTTTCAAAAGTTAAGAACATCAAACACTGATGAACGCTAAGTTTTGAAATTTCATCAAATCTTCTAACATCTCCTTGAGCGAGAGCATAGAGAGAGCTATACCATCCCCATCGTTTGCCAAATTGTGCTTGTTCACTATATCCGTTATCTTCGGATTCTCCTCCAAATAGGTCAGCGTACTTTTCAATAATTCGTTGCCTAAATGATAAAAAAAAACCACCGCACCTAAAACAACATCAAGCGGAGCGTGTCTCATAACATCCGAGTAAGTTACCGATCCTTTGTATTCTTCTATCTCGTACCTATCTCCCGCCTTATTTGTAATCGGTCTATATAGTACCGCCATAGCTTTGTGCATCTCGTCCCAATCGGTAATATAGGTATCTAAATCTACATACTCGCCTTGAGTCATATCGTCAAGGTTTGGTATAAATCCAAACTCCGCACCGCCAATTTTAAACCGTTGTATTAACTTATGATTGCTATTAAATAACAATCCTAAATTGCTTGTTATGCTTGCGACATCTTTTCTTTTAATGTTTGCGACATCTCTTAAATCAATACCGCAAAAAATCTGTACCATCTTTTGGTGCAAGAATTCGCTCTCTTCGTTTTCTTTGGCAATCTTTAGAAATTTTTGGTATTGAAGTAACTTAATTTCTTTTAGATGCGTTGGAATTGTTAGCTCTAGCTTCATAATCTATAAACGTTATTTGTTGTTTTTTGTATTAGTAGACAAAATACTTCCCGTTATTGGGGTTTGATAATTGATAGAATACGTTGTAACGTATGGCATCGATAGCGTGGTTAAAGTTATCGACCACAAGCCCAGATTTTTTATCTGAGTATATGTAATTGTTGAGTTCTTTTCCAATGTTTTGCGAGTTAGATTCTATGATTAATTCGTAGTCTTGCATAAGAGCAAGTCCAGCGGTAATACTTCCCGCTCCTTTAGCGGTCGCAATTATGTTACATCCTTGAGATTGAAGCTCGGCTATAAGTCTAGGCTCGGCACTATCCGCTACGATTAAACTTTTAGCACAAACACGCTTGTTTATTTGCGCTATCTCGCTGGTGGTTAGCTTTGGTTTATATAAATGCTCCTTAATGTATATTTTACGCTTAGTCTTATCTATGGCTACTTCTACTAAGGTTGTAGGATCAATAGAGAAACCAAAATCTTGCCCAAATGAAGTTTGTAAGTTATCGGGATTAAATGCCCCATAAGACCAATTAGTAAATACAACTCCTTCCGCTTTGTCTAGCCATCCTCCTAAAATCGTATGCTCGTATTTACGCTTATTATTATTCTCTAAAGATTCAATTTGATTTAAGAACGATTCACTAAGGTATTCAATATTATCCTTGTACGTGGTATGTATGTAAGTTGTATCGCCTTTTGTTAGTGAGTTTCCATCTTGTATACCTTTCTCTTCAAAGAATCTACCATAAATAAAGTGTTCTTTTGTAGTCGGATTTAGAATAAGAATAACTCGGTTTTGTCTTTGGCTATTACGAATCGAGAAGTCTATCTTATCAAATATATCTTCGTCCGTTAGCTCTTCGGCTTCGTCTAGTATCCAAGTGGTTACACCTTGCAAGGATTTTAAATTAGCGGTTTGAGTTCCGCTTGAAGTTTTAATCCCCCTAAAAAGAATCTTTGAATTAGTGCGAGTGTTAATAATCTCGTCTTTGGTAATATAGAAATCGGATTCTAGCCCCGCCATTTCTATCTTCTCTACAAACTCGGGTATAATTGAGATATGAGCCGAAGTAAGAGTATATCTAGTAAATAGTATTACGTGTCCGACTTCGTACGTTAGAAGCAAAAGGAAGGAGTTTAGAGCAAATGATTTACCCGAACCCCTTCCTCCCGTAATTACAAAGTAACGACTATCGCTTTCAAATAGTGGAACGTATTTACTATTTAATTCTATCACTTGAATTTAACAATATCCTTTATATCAAAGTCGTTAATCGTATGCGTATTATTTTGATCTACCACTTGTTTAGGCATTCCGTATTGATATTGAAAGAATAGCTTAACCGCCCAGTCTTTGTGGTCTTCTAATGCTTGCAATAAAACCGCAAAAGCTTTAGGCTCTAATGGAGTTAATTTCTCTACTAGAGATTGTTCTTCGGCTTTGGACTTACGACCCGCTCCTTCTCTTGCGCCTCCTCTTTTATCTATCTTATCCATATTAAAATTTAATTGCTTTAGCGTCCGTGTTTTCTCTAATCTTATCTACTTCGTTTTGGTTATTATCGTAGTGAGTTCCAATTTCTAAACGTTTAACGGTCTCCCATTTTAAGCTTCCATTAGTAAAGTAAACTCTTGAGCGTGGAATCCCTAACTCGTCCGCTACCTTATAAACTTCTTTGCTATCGCTTTCTTGTCTTCTAGTAATAATGTAAACGGTCTTATTGTCGTTCATTAATCTCTTAGCAATATCTTGCCCTCTTTGAGTGCTAAGCGTGTCATCGAAATCAAAAGACACTTTATTACCTTGCGCTTCAAGGCTACCGCTTGAGATAATTGCGACATATACTTCTGTCGCTTTTTCTTTGGTATCATATTGACATAAGCCAGAGCCAATTCTCCATTTACCATTTGAACATTTAATTACTGGCATTTTCTTCTAAGTGAACGTTATAAACTTGTCTAATTTGTCCGATATAATCTCGCCAACAAGAAGAACAACTAGAGTTCTCTAAACGGATTCCAAAGATTCTAAAATAAATATCCGTTAAATCCCATTGCGTTTTAGGGGGTATTTCGTTTTGTGGTTTACTAAAGAAGTCTTGTAAGTATTCAAAGTCCTCTACTTGTAAACATTGCGGTTTACGATAAGACCAAAGTTGGTTTAACTTCTCTTTGCGTTCGTCACATCCACAATCCCAATCTAAGGCTTTAGATAATAAAGTAATTCCCGCCTTAATTCCCGTTGCGGTTGTGATTGCCTCAATGGTATCCCCTAGCCCTTGAGCGTTTGCAAATGTAGCAACCTCTTTAGGCTCTACACTAATTGCTTGTTTGTTTGGTTTTCTTGCCATTCCTTTAATTTTAGTTTGCATTTTTTGATTGTATTGTAAACGCTCATAAATCCTATGTTCGTTTCTCTTGAAAGTTTTCTAATTGAAATTCGATTATTAACCCAAAGCATAAATAGCTTCTTATCATACCAATCCCAAGTATCTATAAACTCAATATATGGTTGAGCTAGTTCTTCGGCTAGTTCGTTGCTTTCGTCTTCTCGTAAGCTATACTCGATATCTTGCGTTACCTCTACCTTAACCACCTTCTTAGAATGTAAGTCCATCGTAAGGCTTCTAAGCGTATAGTAAAAATAAGCTTCATTAATATCTTTTCCATAAACTTTAATGTATGCTTCTTGGACTACATCTTCGGCATAATTTACCTCGCCAAACTTCTTAACCATTGCGACCCAATGTTTGTGCCGAGAGTAGATATGATCCATTAAAGAAGGTAAATATTTTCGGCTACCAATTTCCAATAAATCTTATCGTCAATTCTTTGGCAATACTCGCCAAACATTCCGCACATAAATAAGCAAAGCTCTCGAGCAAGCATCTTATTACCCGTAAAGTAATAAGCGTTGTTCATTAAAGAAGAGGCTCTTTCGTCTGGTTTCATTATATCGATTTAGTTATTTCTCTATTAAGATACCATCTAGCCTTTTCTAAGTCTTGCTTTCTATTGCCTTTCTTATCCGCTCTTAAAATATATTTGATTGCATTCCCTAAAGCAAAGTTTAACTTGAAAGAATCTATGATATCGATAACTTCGATTCCGTTACCTTGATAGTGCTCGGGATGATTAACTAAACTAAGTCTTTCATGAGGTTCTACGTAGTTCATATTATTTTAGTTTTGCAAAGTTTAATGAAAAAAAATGATTAAACAAAATTTCTAAGCATTTATTTTATATGCAAAAAGATGCTATTTTCCATCATTAAGGTAAATTATATCTATTAACGTATAAATTAACCAACATTAAGCCCATAAGATTTTAGCAAAATGTTTAATTGATTGTTTAAAGTCTCTCGCTTAGTGTCATCTAGTCTTGCCATTTGAATCCCAATCTTGTAAAAATATATCATTGCCTCAGCTGCATCTATAAACTGCTCGGTAGCTCTCATTCCTTCTTCACTATGTTCGCCTTTGGGTAATAGAATCTCAACTACCTTTTCAAGTTCTACAAGTTGTTGATTTGTAATAGACTTAACCCTTTGCTTGTTAGCTTGGTTACCCCTCCAATCGTCTTCGATAATATGTATCATAGCTTGACACATTGTAAAATAGGTTAGTGCTTTGTCTTTGTCTTCTTGTGTCATTTGTATTTTTGGTTTAGATAGTCTTTAATTTCTCGCACTCTTAAAAATGCTAACTTTCTCAAAGGATCAATACCAAATAATATCCGTTCCTTTTGCGATTTAAGACACGAATGCAAGTCGTTTATATAAATCCCTTCCTTTAGAATAAATCTATCGTTAGGTTTAAGTAATTGAGCCTCTATCCATTCGACGGCTTTGGTTTGATTTGTAGTTAGCATATTATAATTTAGTTATTTCGAAATCTATTCTAGGATTGTCTTTATCGATAAATTTATACATTAGTAATCTATGGCAAAGTCTATCGTTTTCTATTACTCCGCTAGTTTGTAGGCAATCAAGTATAATCTTTGCAGAATTATCGAGATCGCTTCTATTCGATTGAAAGTAAACGTGTATCTCAATGCTAAACTTTTCTTTGAAAGGCTCATTCGGTTTTCCTTTTGCCAAAGCAAGTAACCAAGTAAATCGCTTTTCGTATTCCGTAAGCTCTTTAGATTTATAAAGCCTATTGTTTCCAATCTTGTACCCGTTTGATTTGCTAGGCACTTGCCCAAGTATTGTTATCATTTTTTATGCTTGGGGTCTAAAATACAAGGAGCGGTATTATTCCATTTTATAGAATGGTGTAACCTTGTGTGGTTTGTATTCATCATTGAAACTTTAACTCCGCTAGGGTGCATTAAAACCGAATGAAAGGATTTTACATAAGTTCCGCTTAATGCGTATTCGTCGGTCATTCCTCCGTTGTTACTTTGTGTATCCTTTTGGTCTAATTGAATATTTGTAAAGGTAAAGAATATATCTCCCCTATTTCCCAAAGAAGTGTAGGTATTAACATCTTCGTTAATTGATCCTACAAATTGAAACTCTCGATCGGTAGAACATATAAACGAGTTCATACATTTACGCTTTAATTTAATCCCGCTAAATCCTCCGATATGGTCTCCTCCCTGTGAGAATGCAATCGATTTAATATTTACGCTCTTATAAAAATCAAGCATTTTTTCAAATACGACATCTAAGTTAGTAATTATTTTAGCTCCCGTATCGTAACGATAACCAAAGTAATAGTAGTCATCGTCGAGTTGCATAAAGTATTTAACTCCAATTTCTTTAGCTATTTTAAAGCAAGCGTTACGAGCGTGAATAATAACTTTACGATTATCGAAGTTATTTCCCTCGTCTACGGAATCAGCCATAGCTTTTTTATCAAATACTTTTACGCTTTCTTCTCCAAAGTTTGCGATATATTGATTTATGGATTTGTCCTCATTATCGACAATAAAATAAATCTTACCCGTATAACCGCATTTTTTTAAAGTTGAATAAGTCTTAACGTTATCGGGTCTTCCGTGCGTTAGTATAAATACGGCAAAATTATTGTTCTCCATATTCTTCTAGGTATTGCTTTCTAATCTCGTCGCATAATTTTACGTAACCGTATTGAATTGCTTTTTCAAAGTCGATTATAACTAGACCGCTTTTCTCCATTAAGTTTTGCATTTCGCTAGAAGAGTGTGCGTAGTAATCCGCAATTTTTTCGTAATTAAAAACGTTGTGTCTCCTTGAGGCATCCATTAAGAATAACTTTTCTTCGTAAGGAAGCGAGGAAGCTTCTATCTCTTTTAATAATCTATGAGTCTTTTGTTTGTCGCATAGCTCCATAATATGGGGCTTAACATTTTTAGCTTCGTAGATCGGAGATTCTATTTTAGAAGAATACTTCTTATCGTTTTCGTTTGGAGCAAACTCTTGCCCAAATAAGTTAATTTGTTTCATTAGTCTATGGGTTTAATATTTCCATTTTCGTCGAGATATGCCTTAAAGTCTGCCAAATTTTCAACAAACTCCCGATAACATTGCGATTTACAAGCTATTATTAGTTGTTCTTTGTTATCAAATTTGTTTACAAATGAATTATAAATACGCTTTTTGTCTTCTACGCTAGTCTCGTAAATTTGAAATTTAACTATGTAATCGTAAAGAACGTGTAAACCTCCAGCTATCCAATTCATTTTAATATTGCGTTCGTGGCATCTAATCATTTCTTGCGAATACATATTAGCCGAGTTAATCGCTGCCATCTTTAAATCTGCGTCGCTAGGAATTTCTTGAGGTGCTTCTATCTCTTTTACTACGGTTATTGTTTCTTGTCTAGCGTAATCTATATAAGCCTTCATAATTCTTCCGAAGTATTCACAAGAAAAGTTTTCGTAACATTTTGCATCTATTCCAAGTTTACCACTAACCGCCCATTCAAATGCTAATTTGATTTCTTCGGGTGTAACATTGCCAAAATTTGATCTAATAAAATTTAGTAACACAAATTTCTCTTCTTCGGTAGGCATATTGTTACCTCTAAGCCCTACTAAAACCATTGAATAACGTAAGACTTGCTTAATGTCTTCTTCTTGTCTTAAACGTAAGCTTTGGGTGCTTTGTGCTTGTAGTATGCTATTAGCTTCGGAGTTACCAATTTTTAAGGGCTTCCATTCTTGCTGCGCTAGTTCCGAGCGGTTGTTTGTCGTTTGAAGTTCCATATTGTTGTTTAGAATAAATTGTTATTTCGTCGTTAAAGCATTTACCATTTAAATAAGTCAAAGGATTTTTTCGGTATTGAGAATCGGGGTTTGCATCAACATATTTTTTAACGCTTAAAGTTATTTTATTTATTTCTTCTAAAGTTAATTTATCAAAAATCTTTTCGCATTTAACTCTATCTATTTTCTTATTATAGGTTTCCCAGAAATACTCAAAATCTTCTATATTATTTACTTTACTTTCTTTTACTTTACTTTTATTTACTTTAGGAGCGTTACTAACGTGTTCGTTACGTGTTACATTTTCGCTAACTTGTTGATTTTCACGCCATTCCGCAATTCGTTTTGCGTTTTTTTCTTTTGAAACTTGATACTTTTGACTAAAGTTTAGTAATTGTTTGTTAAAAGTTTCACCATTATTTGTAGAAATCAAATCAATTTCTTCAATAAACTGCCAAACTTTCTCTAATTTCTTACCAACATTTAGCTGATGCTTTAAGACTTTTGTCTTTATAGGCTTTTCTTGCATTGCAAGCTTTTCCAATATGGTATAAAATAAACCCAAGCCTTCGTAACCATACTCTAGGTAAAGCTCCGTTATCTTCTCGTCATTAAAAGAACTCGAATCGTGTAGGTAGTATTTCATTTTGAAATAAAAAAAGCCAGTCTGCGTAGGAGTGCAAATCTGGCTTTGGTTTTTTAACCCTAAAATAACCGAAGAACTCCTACCCCCTTCGCTTATTGTTTCGCAATATAAATAAATTATCTATTCTTGCATAATCTTTTTTCAAAGATTCCAAAAAAATGCGGAAAATCTTGCTCAAACTTTCTAGCATAATCAGCGGTAAAATTATTGTTTACCTTAAATTGATCGTTGCGTTTAATTTTAGATTCCCATCTTATTCTTTCAAAAACCGATTTAGCTCCTACTTTAGTTTGTCCAGCCTCTACCATTTCGTGAGTATAGTAAACAAACTCTTTATAAATTCTAGGATTTCTTTCTTGATATTGTTCGAACGTTTCTTTCATCTTGTCGTATAAGTTTTAGTTTTATGTAATTCTTATTTAGCTCTTTTGCTAAATGTGCTTGCCATTGATTAAAGGTTATCTTTTCCATTTTAATTAGTATTTATTAACGCATCTTGCACCGCTTCCCAATAGTCTAAATCTTCGCCTAGAGTAACTCCTACAAGTAAATCGATATGAAGTATTGCGGAGGCTATTGCTTCTTCTTTGCTTTTCTTTGATCTAACTTGAGCGTTAGTAAAATGTTTAATTAGCTCGGTAGCTTTTTGCTTTGGTGTCATTTGCGTAAGGGTTAGTAATAGTTAAATATTTAAATGCTCTTATATTTTCTTCGTCATTATCGGGAGAAACTATGTAAGGATATTTAGAATTTTGAATATAATGAATAAAATGATTTATATCCCATTTATCATCATTGTCATCTCTTACCCAAACTATATCTCCTTGATTTGGAGATTTTTCGGGTTCTTCTTGGCTAAATCCTTCAAAGGTATATTCCGTAAAAGATAATAATCTAGTTTCAAATATTAGAATTGGCTTATCATCATTTATAAATTTAATAGCAAAATGAGATATAGATTCGTCTATTATAACTCCCCATCCATAACAAATATGGTAAACTTTATCTTCGATTTTAAATATTTTCTCGTTCATATTCTTCCATTATAAGTTTGATTTCTTCCATTACTTCGGGGTAATTAACTTTACCGTAAACCGTTTGTTGGATTATCGGTAAGCTCCACTCCCTTGCGCTAAAGGGTTGAATCCCCTTAGCGTTTAATCGATCAGCACATAGCTGATATAAATTCATTTTTTTGATCCTTTGCATTTTTTCTAATTAAAATTTTTATAAGGTTGTGAGCCTATTACTTTTAAACCTTCCATTAATCGTTCATCACAATACCTAGTATAATCTTCGCTATTTGCAAAGTGTTGAACCGTTGAATAGTACCCACCTCGTTCGCCTTTTAAATCAAGCTTTAATACTTGTGGATAAACTTCTATCAATTGTTTAACTGGCTCTTCGGATATTAATTCAAATCCACTTTTTACCCATTCTTTGATAAACGAATCATAATCCGATTCGGTATCAAGGTTTTTAGTAACCTTCCAAGTATTAGCTGGAGCTTTAAAAAACGTAAATGTTAGGTCTTGCTTATACATATTAAAAAGGTAAATCTTTAGAAATTTCTTGAGCTATTGGATTTGGAATTTCGGGGGCATTTTGGCGAGGTAAATCCGAATCATAGATAACCTTTCCATTACCAATATAAACTTTTGGAGTTTTTGCTTCCCGCTCTTCTTTTGTTTGTGATATCCAAATAGAAGCATTGTTTCCGTATTGGTCGGGAGTGTCGTTTAAAGAGATGGTAATATTTACCGATTCTTCGTTAGTACGTTTGTTCGTGTAGTGAACCAAGCCATTTAATTTAGACTTGTTAATTTGTGAGTTAATTAGCTTTCCCATTTTATTTATTGATTTGTTGTTTACGAGTTTTGAATGCTTCTAAGTCGCTAGGAGTTAGTGAGCTTTTAAATGTATTGTAAAGTATTCCTAGTTCGTCTTCGGTATGTACGTTAGGTAACATATCTAAGCGAAACTTTGGCGATTGTGCTACCGTTACACTTGATCCCGAAGCATCCGTATCCTTGTCTGTCACTAACCCAAGCATCGAGCTTAAAGCGTATCTTCTGAAGTACGTTACACCCGATCCGTAGCTCTGATATTCGTTCATAGCTCCCAACTTTACAAGCGGTATAGTAGTAAAGCTTTCTAGTTGTTCTCCACTCTCTACGTGGAAAAGAATAGTCTTAATCCCGTTGTCTTGTAATAGTTGAGTAAAACAAAGCTTATGCTTTTTAAGTAGCGGATTAATAACGCTAAAGATTTGAGGTAAGTCCGCATAGGTGTAGTTATGCCCCTTAGTGTCCTTGTGAATAATCGGGCATTCGTTTTGAAAATCCGATAGTGCTTTAATTAAGTTTTTCATTTGAAATTATGTTTACAAGTTTAGAATTTGATTTGTAGCATTCGCTTTGTATTAAGTCCTTGACTTCCCAAAGGTTTGCATCGTACGACCAAGTCATAGTATATAAACCCGCTTGGTCTTGGAATTGTGCTTTTAAAACTTTCATAGCCCTTGAACGATATAAAGAACTTGGAAGATAATACCTACGAATGTAGCGACTAAGACTAACTCCGTTAAATCTTGTTTGTCAAAATTTTTAATGTAATCTCTCATTTTTTTGTTGTTTAGAATTAATTACCCTTTTTGTTGAAACAAAGATATGAGGTTTAACCCAATAAAAAAAATTCTTTTTTAAATTTATTTATCTAACGGTCAATTATTTTTATTTATTGTCACACATTTATATAAAATTGTGACACAAAAAAGCCCTAAGACATTATCCTAGAGCTTTTTACACACAATTCTAAACCTATAACACTATGAAAAACAATCTAATTTACACTATTCTACCATCTTTTATCATAATATTGGAAACTTTTGTTTTACCATTATTGATTTCTACCAATCCGAATCCGTGATTATGTTGAGCAAAAGGATAATACTTAGGGGATAGTTGAGTTAAACAACCCATTGAGTAAGTATGAAAGAACTCTTTAAAGCCATTCTTTTTAGTTGTGCTTGTCGTTCTATGAACGTGACCTATGATCGTGTTACAAAACGTTTTGTTAAACGTAGATTGGCTAGGATTCATCCCGCCAGCCATAACCTCGTGTCCGTGTAGTAATAGCAAGTCGGCTATTTCCATACCTTGCCAATCGGGAACGTAAGTAATATTAAGCTTATCTAATCTAAAGAATTGCTCGAATTGCATCTCGTGTAATTGCGCAAACTCTTCCGCTTGATCGTTAAGATATCTTTGCCATCTATTCTCGTGGTTTCCCATCTTATAATAGATAGGAATTAAAGGAAAAATATCTCTTATCTTTTGTAAAAAATTTCGCCCCATCTCGATTTCACGAGGGAAGTCCCTCATATCTTTTTCCTTTTCGTGTCTACTTATTGCGTAGCAGTCTAGGACATCTCCTAGCAGAATTAGACAATCGATTTTTTCTTCTCTTAAATGTTTAATTGCACAAGTCAAAGCCTCTAAAGAATGATAAGGAACGTGAATATCTGAAAGGATTCCTACCTTCTTAAAGTCATCCGTAAGCTTTAGGCTAGTATATTCTTTACCTAAGCTTTGCTCTATTCCGAAATTATCTACTTCGCTAAGGTCGAACGATTCTATTACCGCACTTGGTCGATTTTTTTTAAAATGCTCCGAGCGGTTGCTTACCGTAATACCCATTCTAGTTAAATGCCTATGAAAGTTTTCTTGAGATTCAAAGCCATAGCTTGCAAAGTTCTCACGTTCAAAGTCTACCCGAGTTAAATTGACCGAAAAGAAATGGTCTTTAATAGCTTGCGCCTTTTTATTTAATTGCATTTAATCCGAATTTAAGATACAAATAAGCTACCAAAGCTATTAACTCAATAAGTAATAACCAAACTACCCACATAGGAACTCGGTACTTAATAACTTCTTTGTCTCGGTATTCAATCCATTTTACCTTTGAGTTACGATAGTTATTCTCTATCTCGTTTCTCATTGAATCAATATCGATTTGAGCTTGAATATTGCCACCTACGGAACGAATTATAACCTTCCCTTGTGGTAGGACTAATTTACTATAAAAGTTGCTTAAAAGCCCACTTGAGTCGCAAGGGTTTACGATAGTTAAAGTATCGTGAATAGCCCTAAACTTTTCGACTATTTTCACGCTTTGTATAGTATCGATTCTGAGGACTTCTTTATACTCAGTAATAGATTTACTAGGCTTGCAAGATAAGAATCCAACACAAGCCAAAAGAATAAGGAATTTTTGCATATCTATGAGAAATAAAGGTTAGCCTCAGCTTGTCTTCTTAAAGTTAATCCTTTTAAGACAGTTCCATTAGCTTTGTTCCATTTCATAAACTCATCTGCTATGGTTACATCTAATGGATTAGCGTTTACCTTTTTGATTAAGGTAGATTTTTGTAAGTTACCATTGCCTAGATTATAAGCAAAAGAAGTGAGTGCATCGAAGTTCCCTTGAGATATGTCATCACGGCAAAATGAATCAACCGCTTTCTCATACGTTACCAATAAAAATTTAAGTAGTTCTTCAGCTTTCTCTTTTGTAATAGGAGTATCTGTTAATTTAACTTTTGTTCCATCTGGGTAATATGTATTACCAAAACCGATTGTAGGAATCGAGGCTGGACAAAGGTACGGCTTGAGTTTCAATCCCTCAAACTGCTTTATTAGGTCGAGACCTTTTTGGCTTAACTTCGTTATTTTCATCTGTAATATTAAGTTTAGATTTAAGTACACTATTTTCGCTTTTTAGGCTATGTACTTCGGCAGTCAAGATATCTATTTTATCACTTAATTCTTTTACTTTATCGCTCATATCTTGCGCCATCTCTCGCCAAATTTTAATTGCTGCTTCGGTATTCGACAACTCCCCACCTTGTAAATCTACTTTCTCTTTTTTGCGTGTGCTAAAATAAGTTGCAATTGATGCAATTAAAGCCGTAAGAATATTAGTAAACCAGTCGGGTAGGGAGTTAAGCACCGTTAATCTTTTTTAAGTTTGTGTAAAATTTGAGCCTTTGCGATAATAGCGAAGTTTTCGTTATCCTTTACAAAGTTTTTAAACGTTTCTTGGTCGCTAGAATCTAAGTCTAATTCTTCTCCTTTATTAAGAGCTAAAGCCCACTCCCAGAATTTAAGTGCATCGCCCTTAGATTGTTGAACAAGTGAGTTAGCGACAAGCTTACCAGCGTTAGCGTTTTCAATGGCTTTGCCATCTAAATCTACTAGGTTAAAGTTTAAATCTATTTTCATTCTTTTGTTGTTTATTTCACTATAAACGCAATTAGATATTTTTTGTTTCTAAATTTAGAAAGGCAAAGGATAAGCTACAATCTCAGGATACAAAAAGTTTTGAATTTGAGCATCCAAGTTAGCTTCGATTGCCTCGCAGTCTAGTAAAGCCGTAAGCCAAGATTCGACCATTTCTTTAGTGACCTCATCGTAAGGAGTGAAGCTTGCTTCGTGTGGTGCATCTACTTTTAATAAATTATAATAGTCTGCCGTAAAATGAATGACATCTTCTTCGTATTGCTTTTGCGCTCTGTAATGAATTGTGCTAATTACTTTGTCCATTCCGTCAATGGAAGGGATAGAGTCTAATTGAGATATTACCCAGTTGAATGCCATATTATTTATTTTCTAAGATTTTAATTTTTGCTTCTAATTCTTGAACTGCTTTAATTAAAGGAACTACGATATTAGCATATCTTACGTTTTCAACTTGACCGCTTCCATCTTCATTTGCAAAATCTGCTAAGTATGAAGAAACTTCAGCCACTTCCTCAGCTATAAGTCCTAAGAATTTTTTATCTGAATATCTATAATAGTCTTTTTTGTAAGTAAATTCTTTAGGCTTTAGTGCTAAAATTGTATTTAATCCGCTAGCATTCCAATCTGTAATGTTGTCTTTAAATCTAGCAGACGATACGGTAGAGCGTTGCATTGACCCATCGCTAAACACAACCACATTTGCGACTGAACTAGTTGTAAAATTGTAGACTCCGGGTGCATAAATTGCCCCATCATTTCTTACACCAAATCTTGTGTTACCTAAATTATCTGCAGCAACAAAAGCATAATTTGAACTTCCTCCATCTTGACCGCAAACAATTAATTTAATACTAGAGCTTCCTGTTGTATTTATGCCTACATTCCCCCCGCTAGTAATCCGCATACGTTCGGCTGAATTAACATCAAAACGAATAAAATTACTTGTTTCATTTACATAAATAATGTTATTTCTACTTCCGCTAGCAGACAATCCTAAACCTGTAGAACCACCTTGAATGTATAAATATCCATTCCCCGAATAACTATAAATCGAGTTATTAGTAGTAGGAATAGATGCCGTAGTAGATAGTTGAATTATACCATCGCTAGTAATCCGCATACGTTCGGTAGCTGCAGTTTCAAAGACTAAATTATTATCTGCACCAATAGAAGCAGCTGAACCTCCTCGAATACCTAAATAACCCGTGTTATTTGCATTATCAGTCCAGCTAATTCCATTCCCTCCATTTGGACCTACTACTGATAATTTATAACCCGGCGCCGTCGTTCCTATGCCGACATTTCCACCTAAGCCATTTAAAATTAAAGAACGATATGCAACACCATCTTGGAAAGATTGTAAGAATGCTAAGTTATTAGCACCATCTACCCCTATTGATAAAGTCTTTGATGTAGTTACTGAATCATTTACTCTTAATTGACCATTATTTGTTGAAGCTGTTGTACTACCGAATACTTGTAATAATGCTACTGAACTTGTGCTAGATGTTCCGTTGATTAATACGTTTCCAGCGGAAGTAATAACTTGTCTAAAAGCCCCTACTGTTCTATCATAAATGCCAAAAAATCCGTCATCTACTGCATTGACATCAATAATTAAATCAAATCTTTTATTACTATTTCTATTTGTTATTGCAATTGGTACAGCATTTGTAGAAGTTGCTTGTATTGTAATAGCTACCCCTGACAAAGCAGTGCTTTGACTTGCTATTTGACCACTAAACGTAGCACTTGTACCGCTTAAAGCTCCCGAAAGTGTGCCTCCCGATAAAGGTAGGTAAGCAGATAAATTTGAAGTAAGGGCAATAGTACCGCTTGAGTTTGGCATCGTAAACTCATAAGCTGCATTACCGTGAATAAATTTAGTAGCCTTTGTATTTGTGCTATTAATAAATTCTACGTGGTTAGTATTTGCTTTAAAATGAGAATAACCAGCTTGACTTGCGTATCCTACGGTTTCACTTACAAAAAGTAAATCGTGTTTAGAGCCAGCAAAAAAGTATTTTAATCCAGTAATTGTTTCAAGTCCAGTAAGATGAACAACCGCCGAATCTAAAGCGTAAGTAGAAGTATCTACAGAACCATCTGCTTTTAAGAATTGCGCAGAAGTACCGCTAGTCTTAATAAATGAAGTTGCGGTTATGCTATTTTCAAAAGTTGCACTTTTATCTGAATTTAAAGTTAAAGCTCCAACACCTCCGTTTACTTCAAAGTGTAAAGTTCCGCTTGGGTTATAATTTGCAAAAGTTAAACGTGAACCAGTATGATAAATAGCACCGCTTCCCGCAGTCATTCCAGTAACAAATAAAGCAGAAGCAGTAATTGAACTAGATAAACTTACTGAAGTTCCGTTCAAAGCTCCAGTTAAAGTTCCGCCCGCTAAAGGCAAATAAGTAGAAGATGCTGCGCTTGTAGTTAAATAAGTGCTATTATCGTAGCTAATTGTAGTTCCACTTGCCTTTACAAAACCAGTACCATTTAATTGAGCTTGAGCGCCTAAGTTAGTTAATGCAGCTCCAGAAGTTGTTGCTCCAGTTCCACCTCTATTAATAGCTACTGCTACTCCATTCCAAGTAGCTGAAGTTATTGAGCCAGCATAATCAAAAGTATTAGTAGACCAAGAAACATTTGATGGAGCTTGAAAATGTCTATCCCAAGAACCAGCTGCTATTGAATTATCTGTTAATTCGACTTGAGCATATCCTCCAGATGGAATTGAAACAATTAACGTGTTAGAATTATTATTAACAGTTATTGCTCCACTAGATTGATTATTATTAAATATATAAACTGCACCTTTAGGCAAAGTTGTCGCATCCGGTAGCTTAATTGTTTGACCTCCAGAGCCATTAACTAAATATGAAGGAACTGAAGCAACTGTTAAAACTATTTGAGTTCCAGAAGCAGTAACAGAACTAAATCCATCAAAAATATTATTAACAGTAAGATTATTACTACCTAAGTTTACGTTTGTTGTAGCACCCGTGTAAGGAACAAGTAAATTTAAAGCATTTTGTAAATCAACTTGAGAACTAAGAGTTCCAGTAATTGCTCCCCAAACTGCACTAGAATCTTTTATTTCAATGTAAGCCGAACCCGACCATCTATAAATAAGGTTAGTAGCTAAAACTACATAAATCTTACCTTGTTCTCCCGTTACGGGTAACGCTCCGAAAGTAGCAACCTCTATTATATCGTCTACAAAGCTAGGTAATTGACTAGAAGGTACTAAGCCTCCTACTAAATCAGCCTTTAAACCTAGTACCGTGTTTAAGTCGGTTTGGTTAGTTAGTGTACCTCCGATTTGCCCCCAATTAACTCCAAAGTTTCCTACTAAGGAATTGATATTTATCTCAACTACGCTAGGAGTTACGTTTAAAACTATGTCCTCTCTATTGTCTATAATATTGACATCTATTACCTCATCGCTTCCGCTAGAAGTAATCGTAATTAAATTAGTCGTTTCGGTAACTATGATGTCTATAATATCTTCCATTTCTTAGCGTGTTACTTCTGGTGTTACATTAAATCCCCCTTTTACGTATGTCTTTACTTCGCCAGTAGACAAAGTAAATTGAATATCGTAAACGTAATTGTAAACCTCAATGTCAATTATTTGAGCGTTGATTTTGAATAAACCCGAAGCTGCGGTTGTAATTGTAATGCCAGCCGAGCTAACCGAAGTTAAAGAAAGAATAGCAGCAGTATCGCTATAATTCTTTCTAAGTTGCATTCTGATTGTAGCACCAGTTAAATTAATAGCCGTGCCATTCTTTTTAACCTCGAAAGCTACTTCGCTAAAAGTATCGCCTTTTGTATGCGTGAAATTAAGAGCCATTTTGTATTTTGTTAAGGTAAACCTTTAGTTTTGTAACGTTAGATTTCTTTGGTTTATAAATACCAGCCACCGAAATCTGCTGTTTTGTCTGGGTACATATCTGCATTTGAGTTGTTATTATATTCTGGAAATGAAGACTGATTAAAACTCATATAATCGATAAACCTTCTAGTGTAGTGTTCGGCTATTGATCGCTCTTTTTCTACTAAAAAGTCGATTTCGTCCTTATCTACGTTTTGGCTATTTTCGCTGTTATGTTTATAAACACCTTTATTTGCAATAGTATAAGCAGAGAAAGGCAAAAATTCCACCATAGCCCAATGGATTACCATAGGTTTAATATACACGTTTAATAAAGTTAGGTATGGATTAGCTAAATTACCTGCAACTAAAGCATTTGTGATTTTATCAAATAACTTAGTGCCTAAGTAGTTCTGAATATGAATATCCTGAGCTACCTTAATCCATTGCACAAATTTATCTGGATCAATGTTTCCATTAATTGCAGTAAATTTTACTAAATCATCTCTTGTAATTAATAAAGCCTGAGCCATCGTCTAATTATTTTGGTAAAAATCCCTGATTCGGCATATCGATTGGCCTCGTATACACCAGTTTGCTATTCTTGCTTGCATCCTTACCTTCGCTTTTATTAAAAGGTGCAGGTAAAATTTCTCCTGCTTTTCTAGCCTCCGCAGGGGTTATTTGTTCTGATCCTTTTTTTCTTGGATCAGTAAATCTTTTGTATGTTTCTCTTGTCCAAAAGTGATGGCAAGCTCCACCGCCCTTGTAAAGAAATATGTCGTATGTGTTAGTTCCGCCAGGCCCCCATTTCGGGTTAGTTTTTGGATCTTTACTCATTCTAACTATGTCTTCTTTACGATATAGCTTATTAGCTTTAATCATTTTCTTGCAGAAATCTCTTGAATCCTCTGACAAAGCACCTGTGTATCTATATCTTGAAGCAAATAACTTGCCATCTTGATCTGATTTAATATCAGGTCTTGCTACTCCTGTCGTTGCAAACTCCCAGATCTTAGATAATATGCTTTTTTTAGGATTATTAAGTGCCTCTAATTCTGCATCTAACAGCTCTTCGTCTTCGTAAGATACTACTCGGCTGTCAATCAATTCCCATTCAGCAGGATCAAGATCTGAGCCAAATTCTTCGACATCTAAGCTATCTATGTGACTAGACATTTTAACTCCTGTTTCCTCTTCCATATCGTCTTTACCTATAACTGGATTCTGATCAATAAATTCAAGAGGCTGTAAAGTCTTAAAGTATAGATTTAAAGAGATACCGTTAAATGCTAAGATTGCATCTAAAGCCTCAATAACTCTATGCTGTTTAGGACGAATAACCATATTATCAAATAAGGTTGTTGCATTAGCTAACTCATCTGCGTTTGAGCTAAATCCATTATTAGATGGAATACCAAATAGCAATCCAGATGTAATTGAGTGTCCAAGCAAAATCTTACCACGAGATTCTTCGCTTAAATACTGATAATGAGCAGGTGCATCATTTAATGGAACTGAATCTAATGTAGTCTTGTTATTGATGTCGTTATTAAATGACACTACTACTTTAGCTCCTTTTGAACCAGTTAATTTGTTCTGAACGTCTTTAGCTATTAGCTCTCTCTTTTCTTCGTCTGGAACGTTATTGTTAAAATTGACAATAGTCGTTGGCGAAAATCCATTCTGGACATCGTTAATTAAAAAATCAGCGATCTCTTCTTCTAGCATAGCATACGGTAATGCACCGATATAATCTACGTTTGAATAGTATTTTTGACCTACACTATAATCACTTACGCAAAGCAATTCTAATGTCTTATCGCCATATCCAAAAGCACCAATTCTTTTAGGTACAAATTTCTTTGTGTCTTCCCAATTATCGCAATAGTAATAACCAGTTATTTCTCCTTTGTCATTACACTTTTCTGATCTTATTAACTGAGCAGGTATATGCTCTACACGAACAATAGCATTTTTAGCCTTGTTATAAATTAATTGTAGATAGCCTTGACCTAATAACTTGTAATCAGTAATAACGCATTTTAGAACATCTGATCTAAAAAGCATTTTCATTTGAGCATACTCGTTTGGCTTTTTGTTTGAATCCGTAGCATCTAAACCACGACCAAAAATCAATTTTACAACCGAATTTATAATAGAATTGTTAGTTGTAGAATTATTATAACGGTCAATTAGGTAAGTAAAATAGTCGTTATCGTCTCCAAACTCTACCCAGTTATCTCTTTTAGATTCCTTAGATTGAGGTGGCTTATGTGATTCAAAATTAAATACGTGAACGTTATTACTCATAGAAAATTATGTTTTGTTGGTTTTCTACATATTCATCTTTATTAACAGAATACGTTTCAATCGTTTGATTTGTGCAAAAAACTTTGTCACGGTAAACTAAATCGGTGCCATCTAGGATTGTCATCTCATAAAAATGACCTTCTTTTAAGGCTAATATTTTAGAAAAAGTAGAATAATAAGATATTGATGTGGCTGTAATAGAATAGGTTGTAGAAACTTTAGTAGATTCGTCTCTTAAAATTAAAGAAGTACCACCATTTCTTCTAGTAGGTATAAATCTTACCGTTTGCGCAGTTCCTATTTGTTTTAAAACTATCATATTATATAAACGCTATTTATTTAGGTTTGTTTTTAAATGGAAAGAGAGGCAATCAAGCCCCCCTTTCAAAACCACAAACAAAAAAACAATTATGAACCAGTTACGATTGTAAATCCTGCAGTCACTAATGAAGCAGTAATAAAGTTAGCTGGTAAAGGCTCTTGTCCTGATAAAGTTAATGTGTAACCAGATAGATCACCCATTGCCGCACCCGTTACAATAGTACCTCCCGTTACTTCCATACCGTTTTGTAAACCAGCGTAGAAAAAGTTACCATTCATATCTTCGATCACAACTTGTGGTCTTCCGTATGCTAGTAATTTAATCTGCTTGTGATCAACAACCGACAATTTCTTTAAAGTCAAACTTAAAGTTTGCTCAAAGAAAGTAGTTCCGTTTTCACGGCTAGATGTAATTGTCTGCTCAAAGCTAGAGTTTCCCTTTAATTCATATTTGAATCCAGTCGGAGTTCCAGCTACGGCAGTAATTGCATCAGTATTTGTTACATCATACGTGTAAGATGTAGCATCCTTCCAGTTAACAAAGTAAACGGCTCTTAAACCTCCGTTACTCGTTTTACAAGATTCGATGCGCCCCAATGAAATATCGCACATAGTTATTTATATTTAAAATGTTAAAAATTAGCACCCCGAATTAACGAGGTGCTTAGTGCTATTAATTTGCGGAATTTGTGATTCCGTATGTGACGATATCTTCAACAATACCATACTGAACTCCAGCCGTCATACGCATTACGATTCTAGCGTTCTGAGATCCGTCAATATCTGCCATGTCTATAACCTTAACCTCTGACAAATCAGATAATAAACCTGTTCCGAAATATAAGTTATCCTTAGTTGTAGCGATTGCTTTGTTAGAAGCTAAACCGTTTGCTACGAAGATTTTTACACCATCGAATGCTAAAGATCCATTGTTATACCATTGTGTACCTTGTGCGTTTGTACCATTAGCTCCTAATCCTGATGCACCAAAACCACCTAAAGCACGAACATAAGCACGAGCCATATTCTGAGAAACGTAGATGTAAAGGTTATCGTTAGTGTACAAAGTAGCAGGGATAGCATCAACGATCTTGCCCATTTCAGCAATAACGTTCGCTGCAGTAACCGTTGTTCCAGCTACTTCTTGTGCCGCAGGTAATGCTGCATCTAAAGCTAACAAAGTAGAAAAACCATCAAATTCTCCTGCGTTTGCAGTCACACCAGACCAGATATTTGTCTCGTTTTTAGCGGCAACTTTAGCGGCAACGTGTGCTACTAAGAAGTCAGCAAAAGTTTTTGGCAAAGTATCAAATGCAGAGAAACCTTGCTGTGCCGAAAGAAAGTCGCTGTGAAAATCTTTTTTGCAAAGGCTAAGATTTACTTGAAATTCCTCTGGTTGTAAAATACGCTCAGTTAAAGTTACCGTAGAAGTAGCATCAAAATCACAAGTAGCGTTCTTTAAGATCGCATCTGTAGAGATTTTTTTGATTACCTCTTTGTACTTTACGTTTGGTTTGATCTCGATACCACCGTTGTCGATAGTAGGAGATGACAATAATGCTGCAGCAATGATTTTATCCTTAAATTCACCGCTGTAACTTGTGGTAATAGATGTTGTAGTCGCCATTTTTGTTAATTAATTAATTATGAAAGTTTTGAAAATACTGTGTCAAGAATACCTTTCTGCTTGTTTTTTGCAAAACGGATTCCTTCGTTTTTGTTTTGAGATTCTGGATTAAATGACAAAGGTTGTGCACCTTCCTCTTGCATAGACATTTCTACCTTCTTTGCCTCTTCAGCAACAGATAATTTTAATGCCTCTAATTCAGATTTAATAGCTAAGTTTTCAGCTTTTAATTCTGCGATCTGAGATTCAAAGAAAGTCTCTTTGCTTACAGATTCCACAATGCGTTTTGCCTTTGGTATTTCCGTAGCTAAATCAGGAGCGACAACATCAGAAGGAGCGTCTTCGATCATTGGCATTTCTTCTTCTACTTCCTCAGCAGAGATAGATGCAATAATACCTTCAACAGCAACAACTAAAATCATTCCGTCTTCTAGCTTGTACTCGCCTACTGGCATAGGTACAACACCATCTGCTGTTACAATTCCTACCGAAAACTCAGGCTCAAATGATTCTGCTTCAATAACGGTAATTCCGTCTTCTAACTTCATTTGTGCTAATTTGATTTCCATAGAAAGAACAGCCTTAATCTTGTTTAATTTGTTCTTGTATTCCATATATTTATTTAATTTATTTACTATATTAATTTTGAACAATTCTACCTGCAATTACTTTTCCTAAACCAGCAAATTGATCTAATACATCAATGTCTTTTAACAATGTTTCATTTAATCTATATGAATCTGTTGTCTTAGGATCAAAACCAAAGTTTTTTGCATTTTCATTTAATGTAGCCATTATAGCTTTTGATCTTGTACGCAAGTTAGCTCCAGTAGCTGTATGTTGTTTAGACTCGCTAATAACAGCATTTAAACTATCTAATAATCCAAAAGCTTTGTTATCTGCTGATTCAGCCTTTTTAATTGTTGCAGTAGCTAATGTTGCTAAGGCTTTAACATCGTCATAAATTAAAAACTCGTATTTTTGAGATGCTAATTCTGTTTTATCTTCTGAGAATAATTTTTGAAATACCTTTTTGTCTGTGTTCATTTTAGTTTTGCTTTACGATTACTCTGGTTTCACTTGTATTTACAATAACAGAAGTAACCTGACCTTCTAGCGATCCGATTCCCTGATTAATTTCTTCTCCTTTGCAACAATCTCTTGAATAAGATCCGTCTTCACAAAGGCAAGCTCTCTTGCTATCACTTGGACTAGTTTTTTTATTTGCCATCTTCTAAAATATTTATGATTTGTTTTACTAATTCCTCGTCTTCTAAATCTTGTAATGACATCTCTAGTTTATCCGCAAAATAACCTTCAATAGAAAAACCTTTGTAAAGCCCGCTTTTAACCTCTTGCCATACCTTGTCGTCTTCGATCTTCATTGAGATCATCCAAGTGCCTTTAGGTAAGCTAAATCCGTACTGCTTAGATTTGTCCATTTCTGGATTATCTACAATCCAAGATTCTACAACCGTTGCACCGTTAAATTTTGCCTTATGTTCGATCGTAGCATTAGACTGATTCCCGTTTTTAAGAAATAACTCGCTTGCCTTTTTAACCGTTGCCTCAGAAAAGAAAACGTAAAACTCATCTTCTTTGTGCTTGCGATAAATTTGCTTGTTAGGAACGAGTGCCGCACCCATAAGAATACGCTTCTCAGCATCTACTTCCGCAAAATGTATTTTAATATCTTTATTTAAGGCAATAAAATTCTCTTCGATTGCAGGAGCATTAACAAGGCTAACCGCATCAATGCCATCCAAATCCTTTTCGATAATTAATTCCACAATTCTCATAATCTATAAACGCTTTAATATTATTCTTGTTTTATTTTCGTTACCCTAAAGTTGCTGATTTTATAATATTTCTATTTAAAGCCTGCTGTGTAGTTACATCTCCTGCTACTACATAAGCCCGTACAGGTGGCTGATCTTTGCCAAGAGACTGAGCGATCTGATTTACTCCAGACGTTCCTACAACGTTAAAGGATGGCGAACTAGCCGTAGGTGCAGATGGTGCTGATCCACCGCCACCGCCACCGGGTACTTCTACCTCTAATATCTTCTTTACGTTTTGGAATGCTGATGTAGCAACGGCTATTGTAGATGCTACCTTTACTGCTGTACCGAAAGGCTCAGGGTAAATATTCTTAGCTTTCCAAACCTCTGAAATACCTAAGTAAGCATTTATAGTTGCCTGAGCGATTGCAAGTGCTTTTCCCTCTGCCGTTTGTTGCCCTAGCATAGCACTAAAGTCTCCTAATAAAGATGCAGTCTGGCCTAGTAATTGTCGCTTGCCATCATAAGCTAAACGCTCAATAGCTAATCGCTTGTCAGTATTCTCTTTTAGTGCCGCAGTTCTTTCGGTCTCGTTTGCATACTCCTTCTTTTTAATAATAGCATTTTCTGCATCTAATGCTTCTAGCTTTGCATTAAATGTAGATTTGTCATTATTTAGTATTAACTCATTAAATGCGTATTGACGATTTAAAGCCTCCTCTTTAATCTCTTTGTCTTTTGCTTTTAGTGCATTATCTAGCTCTTGCTTTTTAAGGTTAAATGCTCGTTCTGCATCTACTCGTTTCTGAGTACCTACTTCTGCTGTGTTAATTATACCTTGTAATCTTTCTAGCTCTGTTGCCTTTAGTCTTTGTAATTCCTGCTTCTGAGCAAGCAGTCTTAGTGCATCATTCTTAATTGCATCCGCATTACCTTGCTTTTGTAATGCTAAAACCTCTGATTTGCCATCAATCAAAGCCTGATTTAGATCTAGCTCTTCCTGATTTAAGGCTGTAGTATTTGTTAATTGCTCAGATATTAAACCAGTAATTTGTGATTCTACACCCTTCTTATTATTTATTGCGTCTTGTATTTTTACTCTATTCTCCTGATTTTGTAAAGCATCAAATTCTGCTTGTGCCGCAGCGATTTGTAAGTCAGCTAAAGATGTCATTGCTATCTTTTGCTCTTGAAGTATCTTACCTAATTTATCATTAGCTTCTTTTCTTACCTTAATGCTTTTAGACACATTATCTCTTGTCTGTCTTTCAAGTTCTGCCTCTCTGTCTTTCCCTTCTACAATACCTTGCTGTAATGATACAGCTAACTGAGAATCCTTTCTTAACTGAACTAACAGCTTTGCTTTTTCGGCATTTGCTTTTAGATCAATTTTGCTAATACCTTCTACGGATGCAACAACGACCTGACTAATTTCAGTAATCGCTTTACCTAAATTTAATGCTACTTTTTTACCTGCTTTAATAGCGTCTTCTCCTGTTTCTTTTATACCATCTTGAAATGACTTAATTCGTTCCGTTAATACTTTTACCTGCTTAGGATCTTTGTCTCCAAAAAAAGAGTTTTCCCAAAGTAATTGTATTTCCGCTATTGCTAGGCCAACACCAAAAAAAGCTAATTTAAGTGGTGTTAAAGCTATTGTTAATAATCCCTTAATTACATTAGTAAGCCCCTCAAATCCCTTGCTAGATTTAGATACCTTTTCGATTACTCCTACAATAATATTTGTAACCTGATTTAAGGTAATAGAGATTGTCTCAAAAATAGTAGATAAAGCATCTGCTACTTTTTGGTTACGCTGAAAAGCCTCAGACAATAGCTCAAATCCTTTCATTAGGATTCCGATACCCATTGCCTTAATAGCTAGGCCGACACCACTAAATCCTTTTGCTAAAGACTGAGTTGCATTAGTAGCATCCTTAGTTGCTTTCTCTGAATTTTCAGTTGCATCGGATACTTTATTTAACCCAGCTACAACGTCCTTTAAAGACGAAACAACGTCTTCTAAGTTATTCTTAATTTCTAAATCTACTGTCCTTTTTTCCATTGACGTTTTATTTGCTCAAATGCAGTTTTTAAATTAGTAGGTAGCATATTTTTCCCTTTTGCTATTTCGATCGTCTCGCTAATTCCATAGTGTGGAAGTAAGTTTAACATTGTAAATATCTGTTTTATCATATCGTTCTAAAGTCAGTTAGTAATTCAAAATCCACTTGTCCTGTTGTTAGATCAGTCGTAAACTGATTAATTGTATAGCGTTTGTCTCTAATAATTACCCTATCGTTTACCTTTAAGTTAGTCAAAAGGCTAATTGGTAAAATTGCTTTTAGTTTAAATATCCTAGATTTAACACCAAATATATTATTTAGGTAGTTAGAATAGTAGTTACTAAATAGCGACTGATTCTCTATTGCATTAGTGTATGTCGATTGCTCAGCACCAAAGTTAAGAGAATAATCAACAGAGCTAATTAAAGTATCCTGACCAAATATGTTTGCCGAAGTTACGCTTGCCGTAGAAGTACCATCGTTAAACTTGTAAGCAGATACGGTTTGCGTAGAACCATAATCGTATAATATAACTGGCTTAGGGATATAAGGAATATAGCTAGGCTTTAATGCGTATGCTACTTGCAAATTAGTTCCTGTAAATTTAGTATGATATAAATGCTCAAACGGTAATTCTACATTGTACTCTTCGCCATCGTTATCTAGCTCATAATATAGATCGCCATACGGAACTTTAGAACGTGATAAAAATTCTATGTTTAAAAACGACTCAGGTTTCTGATATTTAAAGTTTACCTTCTTATAGGCTTTTGATCGCTCTATGTCAAACGAATCGTTTATAATATACTTAGTTATATCTCTAGTAATTCCGCTTGCATACCATCCCTCTAATTGTTCTATTTTAAATACTCCAGCTACATCCGAATAGCAGGTAAGATTAAACATTTTAAGAATACCACCAAAAAACTCTTCGATCGTCATTTCTGGCATATATTGATTTATAGCCATTGTGGTTGTCGTTGTCTGAGTTGTGCTTTGTGTAACAGTTAAGTCGGTTACTTTTGTATACGTTCCACCGATTAAAGTTCCTGTTTCGTAATAGTATACAGATGTAAACGATATGGCTGATGTAGATGCAATATAAAATTCATAAACCCCTGATTCCTCTAAAGGTACTTCTAAGTACATAGGAGTGATTTGAGTTAAATAGCTTTGCGTATTAACTACAAGACCATCTCTATAAACGTAAAAGAAAAATTCCTTTGCATCCTGACCAATGCTAGGAACGCTAAAGGTAATTGTGATATTAGACTTAAATTGATATTCTGGCAATGTAGGCTTTACATAAGTTAGCTTATCATTAAACGTATTAAATATACCTTGTGATCCTGTTGTAGATGTATTAGTTTGAAAGTTAAGTTTGTTAGCAACCGTTTTTAGCTCAAATGTCTCGCTATTTTTTAGCCATAAGAATGCTCTTGTAAATCTAAGATCGCTCAGAAATGCACCTTCAAAAGTTACTCCTAAAGAAGTAGCGATTGCATCGAATACGGTCTTTACTCTAATTGCAGGGAATAAGTCTGTATAGTAAATAGGAGTAGATGTATTTGTAATATCCCAAATGCTACCAGCTCCAAAACCCCATACGTTTTTAGAGGATATTAAAGGGAACATAACGTTATTACCTGCACCGCCTGTTACTCTTGTCTTTACAACCGAACCCGTATAACTAAAATTACTAGAACTTAGATCTAGGTCTTTTAAAAACTTACCACCAAAAGCATCCTTTAACGAAATCAAAGATCCAAAAAACGTAATTTGGTAATTGTCGATCTGACCGTTTTTATAGCTTGCCTTTTCTAATTGCATTTTGCCCCTACGGAATAGAGCATAGTCTAGCTCTATGTAGCCATCCTTTCTAGTCCTAGCGTCAAAACCATTGTCAATAGAGTTCTCATACCAATGCTTAAATATCTTGTTATTATGAGCAGTTGCTGGCACCGTAAAAGACTGACTAAAATCAGTAAAAATTTTAGATATATCATTTACGTTTTGGATGTTGCTTGTGACACTAATCTTTTCGTCATCGAACAGCTCTATCCTTTGTGGCTCTAAAGTCGTAGCATCGTAAATATAAAGTAGTGCATTAATCATTAAACAACATTGTTTATAAGGTTAAACCCATAGGCAAATTCAATCTCATAATTTATGTTTTTGTCCTTTAAGCTAGTCTTTAAATCTGTAGCTGTAGTTTTGATCTCTACTGGCACACCATCTAAAAGTATAGTTTCGGCTAAAAATAAGTCTTGAATAAGCTCATTATAATTCTCAGGAATCCATCCTGTGTTTAATCTAATAACCTCGTTTCCGTTAATGTTAAATGACTGGCTTTGTGGCCTTGCAGGGTTATAGTTTACGGCATCAGGCAAAACGTTATATGTCGTACCCATTGTCTGTATGTTATTCATTTTAGCTTTAAAGAAAGTTAAGAACTGCCAACCACCATAACGATTTATAAACTGACAAATGATCGGATCGTATTTACTCTCACATACGGGTGTAACAATTATCTGAGCTATTGTATCCGTATATTCCCCTGTTGGCTTCCATAGTATTGTACACGTATTGCCTTTGTCGTATTTAATGCTTGTAGTCCTTAATGGTATTTTGTATAGCTTAGCTCCATCTCTTGCGATCGTAACTATTACCTCATTACGGCCTCGTTTGTCTTTATAAGAAACGGTTAGTGTAGCAGGGCTAGCGTTGTTAGCCCAAACATTTATGTAGGGATATTTAGCCTCCGCAATTCCTTCTTCGTAAAAATACTCTAAGCTAGTATTTGCAAGTGGTAAAATAGTCGCTGTTGATCCTGACTGATTATAGCCACCAGAATAATTAGTGTAACCTGCTGTCGAATAGTATGTAGTTGTGTCTAATGCAGTTCCATAGTTACCTAGTGTAGCCTCTTTAAACCGTTTAACCTCTACAATAGCCATCATAGAATTTGTGTTGTCTGATGGCTTAATTGCATCAATGTATTCTCTGATGTACGGAGCTATATTATACACGTTTTTTCTGTTGCTTGTAGATGCAATAGACTTTGTAAATATATAGGTTGCATCAATAGGCTTTGTATCTGGATTATTCCAAATACGTAATTCTACCCTAGAACCTAATTGACCAGCTTCATTGACTTCAATAAAATAAGGACTGCGTGCGTAAATTATCATTGTGCTTTTAAATTATAGCTTACTATGGTTTCTACATCCTGACCGAATGCTTTAATTAAATCTGTTTCTATGTACTTTTTATAACCTGCAATAAATGGCTTTGTAAAGAACAATGTCGGCTTTAGCCCTTTCATATAAATACTGCGTGCTATTATAAACGCAGTTGATTGATATGTCAAAAACTTACCCGACTTCTGATCTCTAAATTGTATCTGTCTGCTTTTAACCCATTTGTTAATTCCAGATGTTAAACCACCTTTTCCACTTCCTGATCCAAACTGAAAGCCTCCCTTCTTGTAGTCTTGTCTGGTTTCAAATTTACCGTTCTTTCCTTTTACACCCTGATCTTGATACCAACCGTATTCTACCATAGAGAATCCGACAAGCGTATATTTATTGTCGTGTACTATTTCCCCCTTAATGCTATTATACAATTCCTTAGTGTCATTCATCTTTCTCTTGCTAAGGTTAGATCGAGATTGTTGAACTACATAATCCTTGTATTTCTTAATTAGCTTGTCTAGGTTCTTTAGTTCCATTAGCAGATCGTCATATCGTTTGGTATAATTAAATCAAATGACAAAGTCCATCCTGCAATCTTGTTCTCAAATCTATCTACAAATGGTTCTGCGTTTAGTTCGCCTTGCACCTGCACATTCTGGGAATACAAATTGCCTCTGATTAAATCTACACTTAGTCTCTGTGCGATTGTTAGCTGTGTATTTAGTACATCCTGCTCATTATCGTTTGATTCCCATTTGCTTGTCTCACCGTGATCCGCTATATCTACTATATCCATAAACAAAATACTAACGTTTAACGTCATTGTTGTTTCTGCTATGCCAGCGTTATTAACAATAATATGGCTTAAAGGAAATATAGTCTGCTTATATAGATCAACAGCATTAAGATCGCCAACGGTAACGGTGTTAATAAACGGTGTTGCCTTTAGATAGTCCTTTAGCTTGTTAATTACGTAATAATATCCTTGTGTCATCAGTTACCTTTTTTTATCATTTTAATTTCTAAATCGTTCTTTTGCTTTTCGAATGTTAAAAACGTTAAGCATTGATGTATTGGAAGTCGGGAAATTTCACTAAATCGTCTAACATCTCCCTGAGCAAGTGCATAGATGGAATTATACCATCCCCATCGTTTTCCGAATTGTGCTTGTTCACTATATTCATTACCGCTGGATTCTGCTCCAAATAAATCAGGGTATTTGTCAATAATTCGTTGCCTAAATGGTAAAAAAAAACCGTTGCACCTAAAACAACATTAACAGGAGCACCCCTCATTGTATCACAATACTTATGCGATCCCTCATAGTCTTCAATCATATACCTATTACCGTACTTATTTGTAATCGGTCTATATAAGACAGCCATTGCCCTATGCATTTGATCCCAGTCGCCAATATACGTGTCAAGGTCTACATACTCTCCCTGAGTTATATCGTCTAAATTAGGTATAAATCCGAACTCTACACCGTTTAATTTAAACGTAGGTATATGCTTATGATTTACGTTAAATAAAGCCCCAATTCCAGATGTTATTTGTGCAACATCCTTATGTTTAATAGTAGCAATATCCTTTAGCTCAATCCCACAAAAAATCTGCACCATCTTTTGATGCAAAAATTCACTTTCTTCGTTTTCCTTTACAATCTTTAGAAATTTCTGGTATTGATCCAGCCTGATTTCGCTCAGTTGCGTAGGAACATTAAGTTCTAGCTTCATATTATATAAACGTTATATTGATTTTTTTGTTATTAGTAGATGAAATACTTGCCTCTATTGGGATTAGACAAGTGATAGAAGACGTTGTAACGTATGGCATCCATAGCGTGGTTAAAGTCATCGACAATAAGTCCTGATTTTCTATCCGTGTATCTGTAGTTGTTAAGTTCCTTTGCGACATTGACTGAGTTTGATTCTACTATTATTTCATAATCCTGCATTAAAGCTATACCAGCCGTTATGCTACCTGCTCCTTTTTCGGTTGCTATTATATTACATCCCTTAGATGCAAGCTCAGATATAAGTCTAGGCTCAGCACTATCCCCTACGATTAATGAATTACCGCACACATCATTGTTTATTTTGCATATCTCGGACGTTGTTAGCTTCGGAGTATACAAATGCTCTTTAACATATATCTTGTGCTTAGAGCGATCTATTGCAACCTCAATTAAAGTGGTCGGATCAATAGAGAATCCAAAGTCCTGACCGAAAGAAGTTTGCAAGGTATCTGGATTAAAGTCTCCAAATCTCCAGTTAGTAAATACTACACCCTCTGCTTTATCTAGCCAACCACCTAATATCTGATGCGTGTACTTTTTAGGGTTATGGCTTTTAAGCCGTTCGATCTCATCAATAAAGGATTGATCTAAATGCTTTATGTTATCTAAATAGGTAGTGTGTATATATGTTACATTATTCTTTATACCATTATATCCTTCTTCTACACCCTGACTTTGAAAGAATCGGTTATAGATCCAATGCTCTTTGGTCGCAGGGTTTAGGATTAACACTACTCTATTCTGAACACCCTTTTGACGAATAGATAAATTAATCTTGTCAAAGGTAGTTTCGTCTACAAGCTCTTCGGCCTCATCTAGTATCCAAGTGGTTACACCTTGCAATGATTTAAGGTTTGCGGTCTGATCTCCGCTTGAAGTCTTTAATCCCCTAAATAGAATCTCGCTTCCTGATTCCTTATTTATAATCTCTGATTTCGTAATATGAAATAAGTGTTCCGTATCTAATAGCTCTATCTTCTCTTGAAACTCAGGTATAATAGATAGATGTGCAGATGTCATAGTAGATCGGGTAAACAAAATCTTATGCCCTTTCTCAAAAGATAAGAGGCTGGCAAATGTGCCAACCCCAAATGACTTTGAACTACCACGACCTCCTGTAACTACAAAGAAGCGTGTCTGATTCCATAACGATTTATATTTCGGACTGAGTTGTATCATCGTCAAATTTAAATACGTCTTGTACTTTAAACTCTTTAACCGTATGAGAATTAACACTCTCAATATGTTGCATCGATAACTGCTTTAATTCGTCCTGAGTAGCAATCAGTTTCATAAGCCCCATTTGTAATGTAGGATTATCTGACTTATACCACTTAGATCGCATAGAGACTTTAATCTCAGTCTTTACTTTTGTTAAAGCATCTTTTATATCGTCTAATTTGTCTAATTCAAGATTATAAAATGTAGCTCTTGAACAAGGCAAATAGGATATAATGTCATCTATAAAAAATAGTTTGTTCTTGTTAATCGCCTCTAATGCGGAGGCAATCAGTTCTTCTTTATTGTATGCCATTTTCTTCTTCGATTCTATATTTAATCATATTCTTTGTTTCCCAAGCCTTCTTGTATTCTACGCTTTCGAATAGCTTTGAGAATCCAGTTATGTGCTTTAGCTTTAATAGCTCTTCGGGTTGCATCCCTAGCTCATTACAAATGTCGTTATCTTTCCATCCATTTTCTAGCATTTTAAACACCATATTTGACATACCTGATACTGAGTGGCTTCCTCTAGCTCTGTTGTGTCTAACCGTACTTGCCATACGATCATTAATGTCCTTGTTAATAACAACAATAGGAAGGCATCCCTGATTACGATTTAATATATCTGCATTATTCTTGCAAGTAAAGTATCGGTGAAATCCATCTACGATTGTATACATATCTTTCTCGCTATCGTAAATTGTAACAATAGGTTGTGTGTAACCATCGTGTAAGATGCTAGTGTATAGCAATCCCATTTCGATATTAGCGACTGCATTTGGATTATAGTCGTTAGGGGTTACCTTGTCTATATTTACCCAACGTACCCTATCTACGGGCTGTTCTTTTAATGGGCTTTTCTTATGTAGTGCTTCACGTATTGATTCAATAGTGCTTAAATCTAATTCAGCATTCTGAATATGCTTTAGAATTTCATTTGGTTTCATTATTGCTTTTTAAATTGTGGAACGTATTTGTTATAAATGTAAGTGTATTTGTTAATTATACCTTTCTTAAATTTCTTGTAGGTATTTACGTTTGCATTAATTTTCCAGTTTAGGAATTTAGTATAATCCCAATCGCTAGAAAGGATCGTGTTGATCATAACCCTATTAAAGTCAATGCTTATTTCTGGATCGCAGAACTCTTCATTAAACTTATTGTATTTAGCTATAAATTTAGTGTAGTTCTTTTCGTCTTGAATTATGTTTTTAGCTAGGTGCAATGTGTATTCGCTCCAGTTATTAAACATAGTTGGATGTACTTTAGGACATACAAAGGCTTCGTTCTTTAGGTGTTTAATTGTATTCGCTCCATCGATACGCTTAGATATTTTCTCCCAAGTAGGTGGCTCGATCTCTTGTATTAAAAGCAGGGCTTGTATTGCTGTTTCGTGGTGTACGTTTGAGATCCGCATATCTTTAATTACGACACCGTATCTGTACATCTCGTTGTACACGTTATTGTAATCCCATTTGTTTTTAAATATCGCTGCCCAAACATCTGAATAAGACCAATCGTATAATGGATAAAAAGTATAATGCTCTTGCTCTTTAGATAGTATTTTGCCCCAAGTAATATGCTTATAGGTTCGATCCTCAGTTAATACCATAGCTCGCTTTGGGCTTTCCTCTGCTCTTACACCTGCTAGGTAGCAACTCTTTACTCCTTTAAAGTGGTAATTAAATATCTTGCCAAACAATTCGTGAAATCTATTAGTGCCATAGTTATTCTCCTTAATAGATAAATCGTTTTTAGGATGTATCCAGACATCTTCTTTAGTTACATCCCAGCAGTAAGAATAGCGTTCGTAAGAGCTAGCGTTGTTCGTAATTACCATAGGCATTTGAAACCACATAGGTTCTACACGAGGATCTTGCATAATCTTTGTGCAATAATCTACCGTTCCCTGCCATTCGGCTTCCTGATCTATCCATAATACTTTTAATGGTAGTCTATTTCTTTGCTCTGCTACGATCAAAGCTAAATTTAGGGTGCAGGTACTATCCTTGCCTCCGCTAAATCCTACAACAACGTTTTCAAATTCGTCAAATAGGTAATTCATCCTATCTAAGGCATCGTCAAATACGTTTTTGGTTTTATAAATCTTCATAAATATCGCTTATAAATTTGATGCACTTACTATTGTAATCAGACATAACAAATTTCTTATTCATTTTCTTAAATATCCTGCCTGTGTTTCCGTAACCACAGCAAAAGTCTCCTACACAATTAAACTTAGATGCTATATTTAATATAATAGCAGTTGTAGTGCTATGCATACCATCAAAATTATAGTTGTAAACGAATGCTTTTGCATTAGCCCCATTAATTTTAGTATCTAGTACCTGATGTGGCTTTTCTATTTTGCTCATAATCTTAATGCTACCTATAATAATCATAGGCACTTTAGTGATTTTGATAATAGAATTAACTGCTGTAATGTACTGAGTAAAATCAAGGCTTGCGTTTGCTCTCTTGTTAAACTTTTCTAGTCCATCGATCCAGCTAATCTCTGTGTAAAGTATATCGCATTTATTAAATACATTAGGTATACCATTAAGCACATTGTTTGCTAGTGCTATATTGCCATCCTTTTCAAAATAGTCTAAGTTTCCGTTTACCTCGATTGGATCGTGTAATGCAGAATGATAGGGAAATTTTTTAGTTGCCATTTAAGATAAAGTTATTGGTTGTGTGCATCTGAACAGCTAGCTTATTAAACTTAGTAGTTTTGTCTGATTCATAATACTCATAACCTGATGGAGAAACTATTGTCGTATTTACATATTTAAGCATATCGTTTTGCGAATTGCCTAGATTAGCGTTCTCTTTTAATGCTTGCTTGTAACCTCCCTTAGATGTTCCCTGCTTGTGGTATGCGTAACAGGATCTAGTTCGGTAATTCTTGTAACCATTAATGTAAGATTTGATGCAAATATCCCATTCATCAACGCTATTGTAAGGAGTAAACTTCCCAATAGAATGAAATACATCTTTTTTAATAAACCAGCCACCGCCTTTGTAAACAAAATTAGACTGAATAGCTACATTCATTCTTTTAACTGAATTAATTATACGGGTAATTGATACTAAACCAGTATCGTTTTTAGCTAAAAGGCTAAATATATAATTGTCTATAACCGTATCCTCTGTAAAATAGACATCGTCGTCTGTAAATAAATATGCTTCTGTCTCAGGAAAACATTTGTCGGCAATAGATACACCAAAATTAAAAGCATTTGTTAGTGGCATCTGAGCTGTATCCACAATTACAACATTAGGCTTTCTGATTATATCTGTGCTATCTGATAGGCTTACAATAACTATGTTGATCCAATCAGGCACAGAATTAATTAGCCTATTGCAAATATCGTTTCTCTTATAGGTCGGTGCAATTAAGGTTATTTTCATTCATTCTCAATTAAAGTGCGATTAATGATTCCGCTACCATCGTTAATAGTCATTGCCCAATACTTGTACTCGCCTAAATTGTAATAGGTATAGATCCGATTAAAGAATCTTTTTTGGTATCCATTTGCATTAATGTATTTAACAACCTCGCTGTAAAGCTCTTTGTTATCCCATTTTTTTTCTAGTGTATACCAATGTGGTATTTTAGGCATTGACTTTGCAAATGTATAATCAATGCTGTTTAGAATTTTGTCTGCTGTTTCCTTGTCCATTTTACTTTGTTTTCATAATAAAAAATTCATTTGCACATTTAGGACAAATTACTTCTATTAAATCGTCCTGAGTATTCATTTCTCCCATACGCTCATTTAGCTCTTTAGTAACTTTGTCAACGTTTTCCTCTGTTACCGCCTCGTAATTAGTGCTAGGATTTAGGACTGGATTATAATCAGGAATATCCCATTGAATTAAACCCCAGTCTTTTAATTCTGTTGTATCCCATTCGTTAGCAAGTGCATCCCAATCCCATTCGCCTCCGCTAATGTTATCCTTAATTAAAAACTCTTTTTGCTTTGCTTCGGATAGGTCTGTAATAATAACTGGGATCTCTTTGATGCCAGCCTCTAAGCAGGCTCTATATCTCATATTCCCTCCTAGTATAATCATTTCCTGATTAACAACGATAGGTCGAATAGAAAGCATTTCTGGGAAATCCTTAATAGATTTAACTAGCTTTTTAAATTTGTCATCCTTAATCGTTCTAGGATTATTAGGATTAAGTTTAATGTCTGTGATTTTTTTGATTTCCATATTAGTATTCGTTATAAATTCTTCTTAAATCTCCTATCATATCCCTCCAGCAAGATGCACAAGATGTGTCAGTAAATGGTACTCTAAAAACACCTAAGTAAACAGCTTGTAGCTCTCTTTGAATTTGTAATCCAATTGAATTTGGATTGGTTTTAAAAAATTCATTTAGATAATTGTAATCTGATTCGGCTAGACAATTAGGTTTTTTGTAAGGAAAGATCCTGTTTAATGCCTCTTTGCGTTCTTCGCATCCGCAATCCCAATCTAGGGCTTTTGACAATGCTTCTACTCCTGCTTTAATTCCTAATGCTTCGGTAAGGTTTTCAACTGAATCGCCTAGACCTTTTGATTTTCTTTTTGCCATTGTTTTAATTTTAGTTTACATCTTTGAATTGTTTGAAAAATATTCATTAGGGGAATCCCTGACTCTTTTGCCATTTTACGCATTGAAACGTTATTGTTAATATATATTAAATACATTTTGCGATCGTACCAATCCCAAGTATTAATAAAATCCATATATGGTTTAATAAATTCATTAAGGTCTTCATTATAGGTGTCTTCTTTTAATGAGTATTCTATCTCTCTTGTTATTTCGACCTTGTCAATTTTTTTACGATGTAAATTAACGGTTAGCGATCGGAGTGTATAGTAAAAATACGACTCATTTACTTCCTTACCTAATAATTTTATGTATGCTTCTTGGACAATGTCTTCTGCGTAGTTTGTTTCGCCAAACTTTTTGACTATTTGAATCCAATGCTTATGACGCTTGTATATGTTATCCACTAAAGCAGGTAGATATTTTCTGCAACCAACTTCCAATAAATTTTGTCATCTATTCTTTGGCAATACTCGCCAAACATTCCGCACATAAATAAACAAAGCTCTCTTGCAAGCATCTTATTCCCCGTAAAGTAATAAGCGTTGTTCATTAAAGAAGAGGCTCTTTCGTCTGGCTTCATTAGTCCATCCATTTTCCGTGCTTGAATAAATGCCAAGTACGATGCTTTAAAACTTCTATAACTAATTGAAACAAAGTATCTGCTTCATAGCTACCTACTTTTTTAATTATTAGTTTCATTATTTAGATTTCGTTAATTCATTAACAATGTACCATCTAGCCTTTTCTAAGTCTTGCTTTTTATTGCCTTTCTTATCAGCTCTTAAAATATACTTGATTGCGTTTCCTAATGCAAAATTTAAACCAAAAGCCTCAATTACATTAATAGCTTCAAGGCCATTTGCCCCTTTATAGTGTTCTGGAGAATTTACTTGATCGCTCATAGTTACAAAGTTTATATAAATTTTTATTTAAAGTCAATATTTAATCCATAATTTTTCATAAGGATTATTAATTGAGTATTTAATCCTTCGGCTCTTGTCTTATCCATTAGCTCTATATTCATTCCAATCTTAAAAAATTCTAGCATTAATTTTCCTGCTTGAAAATACTGATCTGATACGGTTGCATCAGGATCTCCTTTGTATAATTGCTGTTCAATTTTAAGTAATTCTTCTAAAACTGAATTAGATTTAGACTTTAGCGATTGCTTATTAAATACAGATGGCCTAAAATCGTTTTCAATGTGATCAATTAATGCGTTTAAAAGTCCGCAGTAAATAATTATTGTTTCTCTTTGTGTTAATTTCATATTTGATTTAGTCTGTATTTTTTTAATAGCTCTTGACAATCCTCTATTGAACGTACTATTGCATAATAGTATTTATGCTCTAATGCTATTTTCTGAAAATCTTTTTGATTTGGAGACTGCACTCCTTTGGCTATTTTAACTTCTACAAATAGTCCTTTCCAATTATCGTTTGAAATCATCCAAAACATATCTGCTACTCCTGATTTCACACCCTCCATTTTTAGTTTTATGCCGACTAAAAGACTTCTTTGCCCCCCATTAGGTACTGCAAAAAACGGAAATTCTTGTGTTAGATCTAACCACTTACATATGGCTACTTGTAATCGATGTTCGTCCTGATTTCTCATTAGTCTATTGCAGATATTTTACCTTCTGCTGTTAGGTATGCTTTAAAGTCTGCTAAGTTTTCTACAAATTCCTTGTAACATTGAGCCTTGCAAGCCCAAAGTAGTTCGTCTTTGTCTTTATATTTAGGCAATAAGGACAAATATATTCTTTTTTTATCTTCCTCGTTTGCCTCATAGATGTTAAATTTTACTATGCTGTCATATAGCGAGTGCAAACCGCCTGCAATCCATACCATTTTTATGCTTTTTTCTTGACATCTTATGATTTCCTGAGAATACATATTTGCAATATTTATTGCTGTCATTTTTTGATCTTCTTCACTTGGGATAGGTGCTACTTCTTCGATCTGTTTTACAACTAATTTAGTCTCTTGCCTAGCAAATTCTATATAGGCATTCATAATTCTACTAAAATACTCGCAAGAAAAGTTTTCGTAACACTTTGCATCTACGTTTAGCTTGCCTGCAACAGCATATTCAAATGCTAAAACTATTTCTTTGGCTGTTTGATTACCAAAATTTGATTTAATAAATTTAAGTAGAACGTATTTCTCTTCTTCTATTGGTAAATTATTGCCTCTTAGCCCTACAAATAACATTGCGTAGCGTAGAGCCTGCTTTATCTCCTCTTCGTCGCTCTGTCGCAAAGTATGGTGGCTCTGTGCCTCGACAATAGCATTAGCTAGACCGCTACCAAATGTTAAGGCTCGTGATTCGGTCTTTACTAGTTCCTGTTTTTGCGTTGTTTGAATTTCCATTTTGACTAAACTTATTTTTATTTAACATCCACGTTGTAATTCTTCTTTTAATATCAAAGAACTTTTCCATTTCCCAGCGTTCTTTACCTTTAGGATTTTTTTCTGTCCAATAAGAAAAGAAATTATTGTACTCAGATCCTAAATCATTAGTGTGAGGCGAAAGCATTTCGCTAAAAGATACTATACTTTCTTTTTCTTTTATTTCATTTACTTTACTTTCCTTTCCTTTCCTTTGTTGAACGGTCGTTGAACGGTCGTTGAGCAATCGTTTATCGGCCGATGCTTTACCTGCCATTTTACGCTGTTCTTTCATCTTAAAGTAAGGTTCTAAGTAAACTAGCATTTTAGGCGAAAAGAACTTTTCTGTTTCGTCTATTTCAAATAATTCGTAGTTACATACACAAACTCTGACTTTTGCCTCTGAGACGCTAAATTCTTCTGCTAATAGGTCTAGGTCGCTTAGGGGATACATAAGGTCTTGTTGCTCCCTTAATGTCTCTAATAGCATAAAGTATATGCCGTAACCCTCTGTTCCTAGTTCTCTTCTTAATCGCCTAATTTTTCGATCGTGTCTTGCATTACAAAAATGCGGGAAATAATACGCTTCTTTTTCCATTTTAAAATAAAAAAAGCCAGCTTGCGTAGGAGTGCAAAACTGGCTTGGTTGGTTTTTAACCCTAAAATAACCGAAGAACTCCTACCCTCTTCGCTTATTTATTCAAATATATAAACACTTATCTAGGTTTACAAGTCCGAAACTCAAAATATCCTATGTACTCAGGAAAATCATTTTCAAACTTTCTAGCATAATCTGCTGTATAATTATTGTTTACTTTAAAATCGTCATTGCGATCTATCTTTGCATCCCATCTGATGCGTTCGCAAATTGCTTTAGATCCTATACTAGTTGCTCTTGAATGTATCGCCTCAAAAGCGTAGTGTACATAGGCTCTATATATTAACGGATTTTTTACGTGATACTCTTCGAATGTTAGCTTTTTCATAAGGTCTGATTAATTTAAGTTTTAGAAGATCAATTTGTAACTGATTAGCTAGGTGTGTTTGCCATTGATTAAAAGTTAGCTTCATAATTTTATGCGTTTAAATTAAACTTATCTGCTTTAGCTTCGTGCTTGTCGATGTTAATATAATAAATTTCATTGATAACTTCCTGATAATACGCTGTATCTTCTTCGTTATCAGTTTTCTCATTTATGATTTCCATTACTGCTATGATGGCACATTTAGTTGCTAGTTCTCTGTTTTGTAAAATGATATTAAATCTATTTACAAGGAATTCGGCTTTAGATTTAGGTATCATATTTTGCTTAATTTAATTATGTTCCAATTTGGGATTCCAATCGTTTTGTTTACGAGGCTAGGATGATTAAAAATAAGAGTTCTTTGACCTTCGGTTGTTCCTACTAATCGGCTCTCAAACTCATCGTTATAATTACCTAGCTTGTAATCTAAGTGGTATATTTCGCCTATTGAAAGCTTGTAGTTTTTAACTTCGTAAATGTTAATTTCATTGCCACTTTCTGATTTTAATACTTCTACTATGTTTCTCATTTTATTTTTGTTTAGATTATGATTTACCTTCTTCGTAATATTCGTCCATTAATTCCCTTAATTCTTTAGTCACTTCTGGGTAGTTTACCTTGCCATAAACGGCCTGCTGTACTAGCCCTGATGACCATTCTCTTGCACTAAAAGGTAGAATACCTTTCTTATTTAATCTATCAGCTACTAACTGATATGCAAACATTTTTTTAATTTTCGTCATTTTCTTCGTTTTTTAAATTATAATCTTTGTACGGTCTTTCTCCTATAATTTTGTATCCTTTCCAAAGTTGCTCTTGCTCATATTTATTATAGTCTTCGAGCGACACAAATCTTTGTACCGTTGTAAAATAAGCTCCAAAAGTTCCTTTTAAATCTAGCAATAAAACTATTGGATAAACTTGTGTTATTTCTTTTATAGGATCTTCGGATATTAATAAAAATCCGTCTTTCATCCACGATGCGATGTATAAATGATTCTCTAATTCCGTTTCAAAGCCTTTAGTTACTTTCCAAGTATTGGATGGGGCTTTAAAAAAAGTATATGTTAGCCTTTCCTTATACATTAGAATGGTAGATCAGATGCTGGAAAATTAACGTTTTGCTTTGGAAGGTTTGAATCATAAACTACCTTGCCATTTCCTATGTATATTTTAGGAGTCTTTGCATCACGCTCGTCTTTGGTTTGTGAAACCCAGATAGATGCATTATTCCCGTATTGATCGGGAGTGTCGTTTAATGAGATGGTAATATTTACCGATTCGTCATTTGTTTTTTTGTTCGTGTAGTGAACTAAGTCTGTTAATTTTGACTTGTTGATCTGAGCATTAATTAATTGTCCCATTTTAAGATAGTTGTAGTTTACGTGTTGTTAAAAAATTAAGTACTTTTTCGTCTCCTGCCATTACTGATTCGTTGGCTATGTAGAGCATTGATAATTCATTAAGTGTTTTGCAATCGTCTATGATTGCCTTCCAATCTGTTTCTCCGTTTTTCATTGGATATTTTTTTGCGACTGGTACGCTAGATCCTGATGCATCCGTATCTTTGTCGGTTACTAAACCTAGCAAACTCGATATGGAGTATCTCCGAAAATAGGAAATCCCCGCTCCGATGCTCTGAAATTCATTCATTGCTCCTAGTTTTACCGTAGGAATGCTAGTAAACGATTCTAGCTGTTCGCCTGATTCAACGTGAAAAAGAATTGTTCTGATTCCATCGTTTTCGAGTAATTGCGTAAAGCATAATTTATGCTTTTTTAGAAGTGGATTAATTACGCTAAAAATCTGTGGTAAATCAGCGTAGGTGTAGTTGTGGCCTTTCGTATCCTTATGGATAATCGGACACTCGTTTTGAAATTCCGCTAGGGATTTAATTAAGTTTTTCATTTGATTTAGGTTAAAATTATTTGAAAAGGTATTTCGTTAAATATAAAGTCAAATTCTACAAATCCATTGGTGCTAATTTTAGGTGCTCCGTATTTGTTTGCAATTACTAATGGATCTTTATTGCTATATCCCTGCATTGTAACGTTGTGAGTATAAATACTAATTAAGTAAAAATAATTGCTATCTAATTTTGACTCTTCTAAAAAGTCTGCTACTGCTTTAAATTTGGTTTCCATTGAGTTTTTCATTTGAGATTATACGAATTAATTTTGAGTTTGATTTGTCCATTTCGTGAGCGACTAGCTCTGCAATAGTCCATAATTCTGGATCGTATGACAATGTCATTGTGTACGTTCCTGCTTTGTCTCTGAATTCTGCTTTTACGATCATCATAGCCCTTGAACGATATAAAGTACTTGAAAGATAATGCCTACAAACGTTGCTAGTAACACTAGCTCGGTTAGGTCTTGCTTGTCGAAATTTTGGATGTAATTTCTCATTTTTGATTGTGTTTAGAATTGTTATGTCTTATTGACTTGTAAATATACTAAAAATATAATATAATAAAAACTTTTTATAATCTTTTTTACTCTTCATCGTAATTTTTATCTAGCGATTCTACTGCCTCATCGTAACTATTTAAAAAGTGCTCTTCGCCTGTTTTAAAATCTGATGTGATATAATCAACTTCTTGCCCCATTGAAGATCCAATGCTTATTCCGTTTTCTAATGCTATATAAACATAACCAGATAGGTGGTTAAAGCCTATTTGCATTATTTCTTCTGTTCCTGAGTATTTTGCGTATGCCTCAAAGCATTTTGACAAACCTAATGCTTCTAGGTATGCAATTCGATTATTTTGAAATCCGTGTAATTGTAAGTTTTCCATTTTGTGTTACGGTTTACCTAAGCACCGTAAGGTTTAGTGATTAAAGTCCTGTTATGTCGCCTACCATTAAGCTGTTGTCTGCTTTAGTAAATAAGCCTGCTAGTCTTCTGCCAGTAGGAGTCTTTTCAAATCGGTATGGGGCTTTCTTTAAATATTGATTGTCTTCGAGATAGTACGATTGCATCGGGTACGATGTTAGGGATGAGCAATAAGATACTTCTTGAATTACTCTAAATCCATCTACGATGTAGATTGCGTAAAGGGATGTAGATCCGTAAGAGATTTCCTCGCTAGAAAAGAATTTTGCATCTCTTTCTGCATATCTGTTTACGGTTTGAATCCAGATTCTGCGATTGTAATCGCTTCTTGTGTGATTTACTGCTTGGTCTAGGGATACTTCTACTAATGTTTTCATTTTGATTTTTGTTTAGAATTAATATGGAAAGTATGATTTTGATTTTGGATTAGATATTTCGGCATTCATTTCTCGAATATTGTATATCTTTTGGACTGCTTTGTACTCTGCTTCTAGATCTGTGCATTTGCAGTATTCTATGTGAAACTGCTTTGTGTGCTTAAAAATTACTCTTTCTGTGTTTGTTAGAATTAAGATGTCTCTCATTTTAGCTGTTTTTTAGGTATTCTGCCTTATTGCTCTGTAAAGGTAACAATAGTTTTAACAAATAAAAATCTTTTTTAATCTTTTTTTATATGTAGTGTAAAATAATTACTGATTAGGTTTTTAATAGGTAACCTATTTTTTACATATTTTTTACATATATGCACAAAAAAGCCTCCAGACAGAATCCAGAGGCTTTTAAAACACAATTCTAAACCTATTTATGAAAAACAACCAAAATTACACTATTTTACCATCTTTAATTAAAAGATTAGAAACTTTTGTTTTGCCATCTATTATTTCTACAACGGCAAAACCGTTATTGTGCTGTGCAAAAGGATAGTATTTAGGGCTTAATTGAGTTAGGCATCCAGCTGAATAGCTATGTATAAACTTTTTAAACCCAGTCTTTTTAATAGTATTTGTCGTACGATGTACGTGTCCAATCAGCGTATTACAGAAAGTCTTATTAAATGTGCTTTGCGAAGGATTCATTCCGCTTGCCATAATTTCGTGGCCGTGTAATATTAGTAAATCAGCTAATTCTATGCCTTGCCAATCAGGTACATAAATAATATTTAGCTTGTCTAGCCTAAAGAACTGCTCAAATTGCATCTCGTGTAACTGAGAAAACTCTTCTGCTTGTTCGTTTAAATACTTTTGCCACCTGTTTTCGTGGTTGCCTAGCTTGTAATAGATAGGAATATGAGAAAACAGATCTCTTAGTTTCTGTAGAAAGTTTCTGCCCATCTCTATTTCCCTTGGAAAGTCTCTTAGATCCTTTTCTTTTTCGTGTCTTGAGATAGAATAAAAGTCAAAAATATCTCCATTTAAAATTAGGCAGTCAATATTTTGTTCTCTTAAATGCTTAATTGCACACGTTATTGCACTAAGAGAATGATATGGAACGTGTATGTCTGATAACACACCCACTTTTTTAAAATCATCTGTTAAAGTAAGGCTAGTATATTCTCTGCCTAAGCTATCTTCTATCCCAAAATTATTTAATTCTTCTAAATTAAAATCAATAGATTCAATTTTAGTGTTAGGTCTTGTTTGTTTAAAATGCTCGCTTCTTTTTACTACACTTAATCCAAGTCTAGTAATTTTTTTATGAAATTGCTCTACGCTTGCATAGCCGTATGTATCCCAGTTTTCACGCTCAAAGTCTGCCCTTGTTAAATTAGTAGAATAAAAATGATCTTTAATTGATTGACCTCTTTCTTTATCTGATTGCATTTAGTCCGAATTTAAGATACAACCAAGCCATTAACATAATAGCTTCGATTAGTAATAGTATAATTACCCAAGTAGGAACACGGTATTTAATTATCTCTTTATCTCTGTATTCAATCCATTTTACCTGAGAATTACGATAGTTTTCTTCGTACACTTGTTGCATAGAATCAAGATCTACAATAGCACTAATATTATTGCCATCAGATTTAATAATAATCTTGCCTTGTGAAACGTTTAATTTGCTATAAAAACGAGTTAAAATACCACTTGAATCACAAGGGTTATAAATCGTTAATGTATCTGTTACAGATTTATATTTTTCTATAACTTTTTCTGTTCTAAAAGTATCTACTCTGAGCGTCTCTTTATACTCCGTTAAGGTATTCGTACGTTTACACGAAGATAGTGCCAGAATCGTCAAAAGAATAATGAATTTTTGCATATTTAGGAGAAGTATAGATCTGATTCTGCTTGGCGTCTTCTAGTTAATCCAGTTAAAGCTCTGCCACCTGCCTTATTCCACTTTAAAAATTCTAATTTAATTGCAGGATCAGAAGGGTTTGCATTAACTTTTTTAATAAGTGTTGATTTTTGTAAGTTACCTGTGCCTACATTATAAGCAAAAGAACATAATGCATCGAATTGGCTTTGAGATATGTCATCGCGACAAAATGAATCCACCGCTTTTTCATAAGTAGAAACTGATAATTTTAAAAGCTCTTCGGCTTCTTGTTTAGTAATTGCTTGATCGCTTAATAGAACTCTTTTACCGTTCGTATAATACGTGTTTCCGTATCCAATCGTATTTATACCCCCAGCGCAAACATACGGCACTAGGCTCAATCCCTCAAACGACTTTATTAGATCGAGACCTTTTTGGCTTAACTTCAATATTTTCATCTAAAAGATTTAGTTTGGATTTAAGCGTAGAGTTTTCGCTTTTAAGACTATGTACTTCAGTTGTAAGATTGTCTATTTTATCAGATAGTTCTTTTACCTTATCGCTCATTTCTTGCGCCATCTCTCGCCATATTTTAATTGCTGCTTCGGTATTCGACAACTCCCCACCTTGTATGTCTACATTCTCTTTTTTGCGTGTGCTAAAATATGTAGCTAATGAAGCTATTAAAGCGGTAAGAATATTAGTAAACCAGTCGGGTAGGGAGTTAAGCACCGTTAATCTTTTTTAAGTTTGTGTAAAATTTGAGCCTTTGCGATAATAGCGAAGTTTTCGTTATCCTTTACAAAGTTTTTGAACGTTTCTTGATCGCTAGAATCTAAGTCTAGTACCTCGCCTTTGTTAAGAGCTAAAGCCCACTCCCAAAATTTAAGGGCATCGCCTTTAGATTGTTGAACAAGTGAGTTAGCTACTAGCTTTCCAGCGTTAGCGTTATCGATGGCTTTACCATCTAAATCCACTAAGTTAAAGTTTAAATCTATTTTCATTCTTTTGTTGTTTGTTTCACTATAAACGCAATTTAAAGATTTTTGTTTCTTATGACTGCCAAGGCAAGCCGTAGTTTACAATCGGAGGATTTAAAAAGTTCTCTATTTGTGCATCTAAGTTTGCCTCGATTGCCTCGCAGTCTAGTGAAGCAGTAAGCCAAGATTCTACCATTTCCTTAGTCACCTCATCGTATGGAGTGAAGCTCGCTTCGTGTGGTGCATCGACTGCCAAAGCTCCGTAAGTATCAGCCGTAAAGTGAATGATATCCTCTTCGTATTGCTTTTGCGCTCTGTAATGAATTACGCTAATTACTTTGTCCATTCCGTCAAGGGAAGGGATACTATCTAACTGACTGATTAAAAATGAAAATGCCATATTATTTATTTTCTAAGATTTTAATTTTTGCTTCTAATTCTTGAACTGCTTTAATTAAAGGAACTACAATATTTGCATATCTTACGTTTTCTACTTGACCGCTTCCATCTTCATTTGCAAAATCTGCTAAGTATGAAGAAACTTCAGCCACTTCCTCAGCTATAAGTCCTAAGAATTTTTTATCTGAATATCTATAATAGTCTTTTTTGTAAGTA